TTGTATATCCTGTCAGCCAGCCTAACTCCATCTTTCTAACAGTTAGTCCCGCCAGGACTGACGCAACCTGCTCTTTTGTCATCAATCCGATAGCATTTCCGGCGGCATTAACAGCCACAAAAGCGGATATGTCTTCCAGCTCTGGAAGAGCCAGTGTAGACTTCTTCAGCAGCTCCGTTTTCGACACCTTATGCGGCACGCCGTTTGTATCGTACACCTGTACCGTTTCACCATCTTCTTCCGTTGTCTGATTCTTCATACTTTCTGTATGTTTCAATAGATTGTCAGTTTCTTCACCTGTAAAGCTTAATACAAAATCTTCTTCTGCTGCCATAATTGTTTTTAATTTATAGTTATTAATGATATTACCAACATTGTATATTATAATTATCTCATTGCATCATTAAGCCCAGCAAGAAACCATGGAAGAAGCGACGCTGCATGATGTCTTACCCTGTTAACTTCATCATCTGAAAATTCGGTATCGTCATCGCTGGAAAAAATTTTCTCAGCCAATTTTAAATCAGCAATACCAACTCCTGTCACATTGAAAATGTTATCTGCAAACATTTCTCTGACATCAATCTCCACGAATTCAGATTTATCTATCTTCGTGTACTTCTTAAATTGCTTAAAATCTATTTTCATGATTAATCGACTAAAATTCCATTTTCAAAAACCAGTTTATACGTTGAAGGTATCGAACCATTCTGTATAGTCCATGATATTGTTCTCGTTGCTCCTTTTTTGTATGTATATGATCCATCGGCTTGCAATGACCATCCGGTACCGAACTCATTAGACAATATCGTATTGGTATAAAGATTTCCGTTTACATGTACTCCTCCGTCAAAATATCCGGCATAAGTATTAGAACTATGTGGCTTGCTAGTACCGTTCCTTGAAGCATAGATACATGCTCCACCGTCATTGCTTCCAATTACTTTAACCCCAAATTTCCCGTCAGTCGCACCATTGAAGTTTATGTCAATCATACCACTGTTATCATCCGTAGGAACACCAATCCGTATACTCCTGCTATCATTGCCGAAAAAATCCCTTCCCTTCCAATTCAAGGAACCGTTGTCTATAGTGAAACCTCCAATCTTAGCACCATCGGCAGATATTGTTCCAGAAAAAGTACCTTTAGCGGCTTTCAGTTCACCCGAAAATGTACCGTCTGCACCATCCAGATGTTTCACTTTTAACGAGTTTACATCTATGCACTCTGTAAGAAGAAGTGGTTTCCCATTTTTAACCGTAAACACGGCTATTCCTTTCCCTTCAGAACTTTTAATTTTAAACTTATCTGAAGAAATAACAATCTCATTTTTTTCGATGTCAATACCCGTAGCACCAAGTTTAATTGAGATATTTTTCTCTGCTACATCTACAACGCTTTCACCATTTGACAACAATATTCTTGCTGCACGTACCTCTATTTCTCCAGAAGCAAGTCTGATATAATTTGTCTTGTCCCTATTACCGATATATGTCTTTCCATAAACATTAAAGTATCCTTCTTTAGTTAGACGATCATATCCGATTGAAACTATATCTTTCCCGGAGAGGGAGTAAGAACTTATCCCCTGATAGAAGGTAAGAGAAGGCGCACCGTCTCCGTATGCAGACAACACGATTGCAGCCTGAAAATCTGTATCCGATACGTCTCCAAGTTGTACCATCACATCTCCAACTGCCGGTATGTCGCTGCCTTCGTCACAATGATTCACGGATACCTCTATCCAGTTATCACCAACATTTTCCACCAGACGCCACCAATAGTGATTGGATACGCCGTCATACGCGCCTTCCTTAATATTAAAGGACTGTGAGCGTACTAAATTCCCTGGCTTAAAACGATTTTCTATGGCTTTCTCACCATCATCTGCAAGGAAGTAACAGCGATAAACAGAACCATAAGTTCCAGGAGATGAGTAACCTCTTTTCCCGTCTGAGAACTTGACTCCTTTACCATCCTTGAAACGAATTCCCTTTTTTTCTATAAACTCGACCTTAGTAATCGTTGCTCTGGCCCCGCTGGCGTTGAACATGAAGGAAGCTCCGGCCAGCTCGGTCTCCATTATTGAAAGTAACTGGAAGATAGCTTTCTTGCGCACGTACAGTTTGTCAATCCATCCGACAGACTCGCCGCCCTTTTCTGAAGAGAATGACATACCAGCACCCATCATTCCGGTCACGAAGTCAATTGATTCCAGGAAAGGAGATATGATACCGCCAAGAAGCTTAATGAGATAGTTTGTCTGGTCTTCCTTGTCCTTTCTCAATAATGTTGCAAGTGACCGTTTTGCCGAAAATACGTTACTGTCCGATGGGGCAGTAGAATCATTGGTCTTAATCACATATATGCTACTTCCTCCGCCTCCAACATAAGTATGCCCTTTATACGTAATCGACTCCAGTTTCTCTTCCACATCATTAAGGCGAGAGTAGGGCATACTTTCCCCAATAGTATATACCGGAGAATCCCATGGAATGTCAAGGTTAAACTCCCATCCGAGAACACGGCTTTCACGGCCATTCTCAAAAAAGGCTTTATTGACCAGGTTTATCTTTTGCCCGAACTCGAAAAAGCGTTTCAGCTTGTCTTCATTAACCCATTCTGACCGGAGGGTAGTGTAGTATGTACCATCGTCCTTTTTTCGCTGGTCTGCTATCTTCTGTGCCTTCTCTTTCAGTTCCTGCTCCGCGTCCGGAATCATTTGTACAGAAACAAACTTTGGATCAAAACCGGAAAGGATATACTTGTCATCATTTTCAGGATATATGGTATCATCCGGCAATGGACGTCCGTAGTCTTCGCTGCGGACAATTTCCCAAAGCTGGCTTCCGTTGTTGTCCGGGTCAAAAATAACACCGAACTCCAATCCATTCATTTTGCCGGACTGAAAGATAATTGTCAGCTCTTGTCCCGGAAGTATGTAGTCCTTGGAGAAATTCAGGCCAGTATCACGATAGCGATAGTAAGTCACGGTTTCCTGACCTCCGTCTTCATTTGTAACGGTTTCCGTCCTCGTAGATACACTTGACATCGTACTTTCAAGTCGGGGATATACCTCGTCAAATACCACGATGTCTTCAATTGCTTCTTCCTGGCTCATGTCAGGATACACATCTATGTATGGCGTACCAGCGGGAAGCATAAGTCGTCTTTGCACAACTCCGTTTACTACCGTCTGCTCTTCAATGGAACGGTAGTTCTCAGGTATGTTTCTTGTAGATCCGAATGCATAAATGCGGGTGGCATAAGTGCCTTTGCTCTCACTGCGAGTCATGGCAGACGCTTCAGCCCCTAACTCGATTTTCACGGCATCACCGAATTCGTTTCGCCCAAAATGAATTACGTTGTCCGTTATCCAGCAATCACAGTTCCACTTATCCTCACCCGCCATTGAGAATAAGGCATCCAGCAGGTTCATATTGTCATACGTCATTGCAACTGCCTTATTCTCTACTGTTGAATCTATTTCAAATACGAATTCTTTTCCCTTATAGGTATATCCCAAAGCTTTCAGGTTACGTAAGAACACACCAAGCTGTACATCAAGGGCTGCGGTGAGAGACCATGACGCTTCATATCCAGCATGTTCAGGAGTGTATTTGAAAATTTTGTTTTTCCACTTCCAGTAGTAAGCATCCAGTTTCAGCTCATAATCATATCCAGCGGTAGAAGCATTGAAAGAAGGTTTCTGCAAGTCAGTTACCTCATATGCTTTTGAAAGTAATCCGCCCAGAGAATCATCCAGAACCCCAGAAAGGTCTACATAGTCACCAAGTTTAAAATATATAGGTTCAGGCACGGAAAAGGGGAGAACGATGTAGTCCTCTTTCATCAGTGTAAACTTTCCCTTCGCCCCTTTGTTGATAGGGGTAGAGAACCTTGTTTTTCCGGATATGTCCTTAATTTCAATCATATCCCCAAAGTTCATAAATAACAAATGGAAGCCCTAAAAATCCGGACTTCCATTTGAAACAATAAAGGAAATGTTTGTTATTCGCTTCTGTCCATGGGATTCGGTTCGCAAAACTTACTTGAAACCTTACCGAAACACCTGTCAATACTTAACCCGTAAGAGATGCTTTTCCCCAGGTAAACCAGCTTGAAGACTTCGCTCCCAAGAGCGGGGATTTTGATGTTTACGGCTCCCTTCTCCAGTTCTGACTGAAAGGCTTTCTTCTTTGTCCGATAGTCACCTTCTGAGCCTCCTTCTATTGTGAACTGGAGAGTGATTTCACGCGATGCTACTTTTGCATTTTCGGTTATTATTCGCTTCCCGTGCTCCAGACGGCTCTCATCTTCAATGTAGTCTTTCATCTGATTGAATCCGTCGATAGCATCGAGAAAACCGTCACCCATGCGGACACCCCATGTGCTCCAGGCATCCTTCCCGTTAATAAATAAATCTCCTGTCATAATCTTGCTGTATTACGTTTCACTTCGGCAATGTCGGCCTGCATCTGTTTGATAGGTTTGACAATTTCGCCTGTGTTCTCTCTGATTTGCTGTAACTCCAAATAGGAATTGGCCAGGATAGTACGTGTCTCGTCGGCGATGTTGTATAGGCCGGTCACTTGTGATGTCAAGGCACTGATGGAGCCTCGCAGTTCGGTAATAGCTATCGTTTGCTGCTGTTCTGCCGTCTCAATACGAAGATTGGACTCATACACGGCAGTGAACCGACCGCTCAGTTCTCCGGCATCCTCGTGCGTCATTTCCGTACCGAATCCGCGGCTGGAGGCCGACTGCTGGGAACTGCTGCCAGCCTTGTCGTATCCGGTAGCTGCGGCAAGTTCATCCCGTAGTTTCAATGCTTCATTCACGTACCCCATATATTCGTTTTGGAGTGAATTACGTTCACTCTCACTCAGGTTTCCGTCCTTCATACTTTCACCGAATCTGTTCCACCAGTCTTCCAGCTTCTGGCTGTACATGTTACCGATTTTATCTGAAAGCATGGCACGCATAAAGTATTCGGATAGGTTATCCGCAAAATCTTCCGCCGAGGCATCCATATCCATGAGAGTATCTATGAAACTGTCATACATGGAATCAAAACTTATTCCGGTAAGCTGTTCGAAAAGCCCTTCTTTCAGTTCTTCGAGGTTTCCGGCCAGATCTGCATATTCACCTAGTGCTTCAACGACACCATTCCCATAGCCTCCTTTCCCTGAATCGGCCATTTTCTGCCACAAATCCACATTCTGACGTAATAAATCCATCTGCTCCGGAGACATCTGCCACAAGGAATCTGTACCTGTGAACTCTGCCATGACATTTTCCCGAATCCATTGTATGTCACTTTCCGACCAGCCCATGTAATAGGCCCAGCTATGATGTTTACTGTGATAGCCAGCATTGGCCTGCGCTTTTGAAAGGACATTCTTGTTGTATTCCTCCTGATACTTGATGGCTTTATTGTACTCTGCTACGGATTTCTCGCTTCCCTTGCTGGATTTCATTTCTTCTGTAAGGGATTCGATGGCAGACTGCAACTTTTCGTTTCTGTCCGTGAGTCTGTTGATTGTATCCTGCACCTCTTTTTCGTTTCCTCCAATACCGAAGAGTTTGCTGAATCCTCCGAAAGTCAGGGTATCCCATATTCCACCTACAGACTTAAAGACACTACTGAATATGTTACCTATGAAACCATCCAACCCCTGTGTCCCGATGGCATCTAAAAGAGAAAATGCAGCTCCAATTATACCTCCAAGTTTCTCGCTCTCTTCTGCAAATATGTCTACTATATTTCCGGCCAAATCACCGACCTGAGAGAGGGAAATTTCAGAGTTTGAACCAAGCTGGGTAATGACGTTCGACAATGTGACAAGGTTGCTTGTCGTTTTATCTGTCGACTTTTGTACATTGACCTGAGCGTTCTGCTGTCTTTTCTGGGCATCATTCAGTTTCTTCGTGGCCGCTTCCTTCTGTTCATCTGTTCCGCTTCTCATGGCTTCGTTGTATTCCTCCTGAGCTTGTGACAGTTCTTCCTGTGCCTTGGCCAATTCGCTTAACTGTTCGGGTAGGTCGGCCAGCAATCCTCCTTTGTCGATAAGGGTTGACTGGATGTTGCTTAAAGCCTCGTCAATGACCTTCTTCTGGTCAACAGCCATATTCTTGTATTCTTCGGAGTTCTTGAAGTCCCTAAGCTGCTGCTTTACCTTGTTCAGGGACTTTTTGGATACCTTGTCCAAGTCACCGAAGATAAGTTCCCAGTTGATTCCCTGTTTCAGCTTCTCAAGATCAAGGGAGGAGAGTGCCTTATCCATTTCTTTTTGGAGTATGTCCTTGTCTCCCTGAGTAGTGGCCTCTGAGATTTTACGGGTGTACTCGGCTATGATTGCATCACGTTTCTGCATAAATGTACCATAGCTTTTCAGGTAACGTTCGTTGGCCTCGATTGCAGCTTGATTTTCAGTTTCTGTAATTTCGGCCAGACCTTTTTCACGCGACGTCATGGCATTAGACGCACGACTTCCTAATACTTCCCGCTGCTCAGACGTAAGTTTTCCTTCTTGTGCATCTTCCCATTTTTTGCGCTGTTTCCTAATTTCGTCGATTTCTCGCTGGTAATCCAGCTCAATCTGTCTGCGTTTCTTTTCAGAACCTTCTTCCATCAGGTTGATTTCTTCCTGCTGATTGCTCCTGCGAAGCTGAAGGAGTTCTTCTGCAAGCTGTTGCTGCTCCTTCTTTTGTCGCTCGGCATCTTTGTTGATAATTGTTCTGTAATCAAAAATTCCTCCTTTTTTTATTTCATTTAAATACGTGCTTTGTGCTTCTTCTGCATTTTTTAATGCATTACTTTTCTCATTCTCCGCTTGTGCTAATGCAGCATTATACGCAAGCTCTGCAGGATCACTTCCATATTGATTCTTTTTACCTCCGCCAAAGAATTGATAGACTTGTCCACCAGCTCCCCAAGTTGGTCTATATGATTCAATTCCATTAGCTTTTATATCTCTAATTTTTTGTTCTGCTTCCATTGCTTTTTGTATGTAAGACTGGGCTTTGGCTTGAGCAAATAAAGAATTAATATAAGCGTCTCCTTTATTAATCAAAACATCATACCATTGCGCCAAATTGTTATAAGCGCCAAATATTGAGCCATATTTTGAATTTAATTCATCTATTTTTTGTTTCTCCTGTTCTTTTGTGCCATTGAATTTTTCTATTGAAGAAATAATTCCATTAAGCTCCATTCTCGTTTTGATTTGAGTCGCATAAGCATTTTTCTCTATCTCATTCAACTCTATCAACGTTTTTTTCATTTTTTCCGCGGCTGACTCTCCAACTATAATCCTCTTAGCCCATTCCCAAACCTTATCTCCGTGAACCGTAAGCAAAGTAATACCTACCATTAGTGCAGATTGCCAGCTAAATAATGATGACACAACTTGTTTCCAAACAGGAATACCTTTTTGTCCGGAGACTTTTAATTCTTCATTGGCTGCCTTTGCACGCTTAATTTCATCTGTCAGAATAGGCAGGTTATTTGAAATAGCCAAGAAAAACATATTTAATCCCATCGCAGCGGATGGCAATTCTCTCACAATCTGCTGGACGGACATATTCAAGCCGTTATATCCTTTAGCGTAATTCCCAACATTCCTTTGGTGATTCCCTATTGTAGCATCTAGTTCCTTAATTTTCGCATCTGCCTGCTGAATAGATGCAAGCAATTCTTTTCCAAATGGTGAATTACGTTCTTCCTCTGTCAATTCACGATAAGCTATCCTCATACGTGATAACGACTGAGAAATCCCGTTCATTGAAGTTGTTGCGGAATTATCTAATTTGACATTATTCATTAATGTCTGCCGTACATCAGACAAAGCCGCTTTGTGTGTCAGTAACGAGTTGTTGAGTTGTTCTAATCGTTTTTGCTGTGTGTTTGTAAGCGTCGAATTACCTGTCTGAAATTTGGTGAGTTTCTTTATTTCCTCGTTAATCAAACGGATAGCATTCTGTTCATCTATCATCCGCTTAATGTTTTGAGAACGTGTTCCCATTACGGAATCTATTTCTTTCGCCAATTCATCATAAGCCTTGGCCTGTGCCTGTACATTTGCTGTGCCTACATTATTTAATGAAACGTCAGCATTTCCATTATCAGGCTTTGTATTCATTCCAGCTGCCTTTGACAGTTGTTCTTGCGCCTTGATTATCTTTTCTGAGGCATCATTGATGCGTTTGGTTGAACTCATAATTTTTCCTTCCGCTTCACTAACCTTCTTAACCAAAGCATCATATTTTTTCATCAACGACTGTAGTTGGGCTTCCATTCCTTTTGCAATATCAATTTTCACATTGACATCTATGCCCTTCAATGCCTTTTTTACATTCTCGATTTCCGCTTTCAGTTGTCTTAACTTCTGAATATCAGTACTTACATCTGAAAATATACCTGCCATATCATTTTATATTAAGTTTCTTATTAATATTTCGTTCCGCAAATAAGACCCCATTTGTTAGTATCACTTCAAACCCTTTACTTTCCACATAGCTCGCATATTCCATTCCATTGGCCAAATAAAGTCCGTCTTTGGGCTTTTCAGAATAGATAAGCAAATTCTCTGTTTTCTTCACTGCATCGGGATGGGAGCCGTCCGTTTCCACCCACATATCCACAATCTGACCATTGCGGACAACGCACCCACCGTTTGCATTGGCAAGGTTCCCTGTCCTGTTTTGAAATGTCTTTTGATTCTTTGCGTTCCGTGTCGCATTCCTGCCAACTTCTGAAAGAACAGAGAAGTACGCATCGTCAATCCGTTCCTGAAGTTCGTCCAATCCTGAAATATCACCCTTAAATCGCATATATAAAAATCTGAATATTAATGGTTTGAAATTACTATTCATTTCATTAACATTCAGATTTTAGAGGAATGAATACCGAACAAATAAACTATTGTTGCGTATTTATGTTTTTTCGATGTTTTATTCTACCATTAGCATATTCTTTCCGCTTATAGATATGGCTATTATCACCTGTTTCTAATACAGTTTTTATCGCTTCTTCAACCCATTTTTTGCCAAATTCTTTATATCTGTTTCGCAAAGTATCTTGAGATAGATTTAACCGTTGCGACCAATCATGTATAGTTAAAGATTTATTGCCAACAGTTATAAAGTCAGATTTATATTTCTGCCTTACATTTTCACTTAAAGTTACCCATCTGCAATTCTTAGGCTCATAATTGCCATCTGAATTTATTCTGTCTATTGTAAGATTTTCTTTATAACCGTTTACTATTGCCCAATCGCAAAACTTCTGAAAATCGTTTAGCCATTCATCACAAACACTAACACCTTTTTTACCATAATTTTTATATGCTTTTCTTGTAGGATTGCAACAGCGTTCTTTCATCTTAGACCATATATTATACAGCCTTGTATGTGTTTTACCGTGTTTTATATTAGTTTCTTTTGTTCTTTCCACATTTAAGCAGCCACAACTTTTAGTTATGCCACTATGTAAATTGCATTCTCTGGCGACTATCATCTTACCGCAATCGCATTTACATTTCCATAATGCAACATGATTACTTGCGAATCCAACGTGTTTTAAAGCTATCAATCTTCCAAACCTTTGACCTGTAATATCTTTTATATCAAACTTTGAACACCCACAACTCTTTGTTATCCCATTTCTCAAATTACTTGAACGAACAACACAAGTTTTGCCGCAATCGCATTGGCAAAGCCACTTGAAATGCTTGTCTTTATCATCAGATTTTCGTTCTACCTGTTTTAGAACGACAAGTCTGCCAAATCGCAAACCTGCCGTTATTTTAAATGCTTCTCTCATAATCAAGCTGCATCTTTACCCAAAAACTTATTCACAAAGTAAACTTGACCTTTACCTGTTACTTTTGTGGTTGTAGAAACAAGTATTGAACCATCTGGCTTGTTTATTGTCGTCTGCTTCAGTTCAAACAGTCCTAAATCCATAGACTTTTGTGTGGGCTGGTTGTAATATTGCCCTTTTGAGCATAAGTAGCCATTTTCACGCATCCAAGTGAACAAACGGTTCTGACCTATATTCACGCCATTCTGTTGCAATATCTTTGCAAGCTCGGCTACCAAGCATGAACGTTGAGAAGTTGAAACTGCATCAGCAAATAGGACTTTAGGTGCATTGGACTTTATTGTTTGTTCTGCAAGTTCTGCCTTTTGTTCGGCTTCAATTCGTTTCTGCTTTTCTTCTTTCAGGTTGGTTGCAAGCCGAATTAAGAAATCAGGTGAGGTCAAAGCCTTTTCAAGCGTTTCTTGTGTCATGTATGCACCATGCTTGCGAATTGAGGGTAGAACTTCATCACAAACCCAATCTTGAAATTTTTCTGCATTGGGCAGTTTTGATTTCATTGTTAATCTATAAACTTCGCTCTCTTTGCCATATTTTATAGGTTGTATACCACTCTGAGTAGGGGTTTCCAAAACAGTAACCCCCTTGCAATGGTCTATAACCGCTTTTGCAGGGTTTGAATAGCCAAGTGCTTTTGCTACATCTGCCAAGCAAAATAACGGTTCATCATTCTCATTCATAGTAATTCTCACCTTTCCAAATTGCTCATTTTGGAAAATCTGGATTTTATTCATATTTTTGTCCAAATTTGAAATTTGACATATCCCCATTGGCAGCTCAGTCACTTCCGCCTTTGGGGATTTTATTTTGACTGAATTTGTAGCAAGCTGGGATTTGAACCCATGCACACCTGAATGGCTTGCCTTGACCTATCACGCCTGACATATAAAAAGGCAAATCTTATAAGAGGTCTAAAGTGGCTGTTTACCCCTTGAAAGAAATGCCTTGAATATCTTTGTAACGCTACAGCCACGAAGCGCATTTTGTTCTAAAGCAAAGTTACCAACCGCCAAATATTTGTCCTAAAGATTACCGTGTTTAGAACAAACATTTGGCTGATTGTTTCAAAATAATTGTGTGCAGGTAAATTATCGGTGGTGGTCTGATAACCGTTATATCCATTTTTACTGTTTCAATGACTCATTAATAAGACTTTGAAGTTCTTTTAGTTCTTCTTCTGTTAATCCATATACATTACCTAGTGCAGATGGATTTTCAATTCTCAAAGCATACTTGACATTATCCAGTTGCTTTTCTTTAGGCAATACTGCTAGTTTAAATCTCTTGCTCATAATGAAACTTTTAAGTTAATGATATTATTAAATTCTCGCTATTGACAATAAGGTGGCGGTCTTATTCTAAGAATCATAATCGTGTGTGAGAGTTTTTATGATGCTTTTCTGACTAGATTTATATCTTCTATCTTTTCTGCATTACCTAATCCATAGATTGCATTATCCATATGTACGCCAGTAAGTCCGAGCATTGTTTTTCGCTCACCCCAACATTTTGCGTTTAAATCTGACAGCATTTTTGATATACGTAAAACAGCATCAATCGCATACTTATTTTCTTCGATATCAAAATCATCAACTGTAATTATATGGCTTACAAGGTTAGTTAGGTTAGAAGCCAAGTCTACACTGCCATACATGTTTAAAATACCTTTACCAAGTGTGGCTAACTCAAAAATTTGCTCTGCAGTAAGACCACCCATTTTTTTACTAAGTTCTGAAAAATCCATATCTATATTGTTTTAATGTTAATACTAAGCTATCTTCATAAGGTTGCATTTTTTGAAACAACGCCATTCTTCTTTTTCACAATCGAAGTACACTTGGCAGTTATCTGCTGTTTTCTTTGTACCCTTTGTTTCTGGTATTCTACCACTCATTAAAGTACCGAAAGCCTGACGCAGCGTGCCGTCTGTTTTTTTGAAATAGAACTCAACCACTTTTTTATGAAGCAATGCACGAAGTTTGATATTAGTCCACGCACATTTCAAAGCTTCACTCATTGAATAACCGTTCTTGCGTGCAAATGACCAAGCAAGGCTCATAATCTCTTTTAATAGGTTTCTCTTTTCTGTTGCCATAGTTCTTATATTTATCAGTTCTTTAAATGCTGTTTAAATTTTACACCGCAAATATAACTGATATTTAAATTATATCACAAGTCTTTATAGACAATAAAAGTTAAATATAAAATTGACATTTAAATTATTTGCCTATTATTTAAGTAATAGATATTTTTGTACTATAAAATCAAATTTAAATGAGAATTAAAGAATTGTTGCGAGAAAAAGGAATTACCGCAAAAGAACTGGCTTCAAAAATCGGTATGACTGAAACTGGGTTAAGTATCGCCATGGGAGATAATGGAAACCCACCATTAAAGAGATTAGAACAAATCGCCGCTGCTTTAGGCGTGCCAGTAACAGAACTCTTTGAAAAACCTAAAGAGGGGGTTATACATTGCCCTCATTGCGGAAAGGAGATAAAATTGAATCCGAATGTATAATCATTAAAAACGAAAGACTATGATGGAATTTCTTTCTATTGTTATGCTGGTATTCGGCATCTTACAAATTATCCTATTCTTCAAAATATGGGGAATGACAAACGACATTAGCAGGATAAGGAGCATTATTGAAAAAGAAATCCAGCAGAAAACAATAGCTAAACACAATAAAATTCCTAATGAAAATGCCATTAACCTTTTAAAAGGAACATGGGGAAAAGATGTTTCAGAAGAGGAGAAAAATATGGCACAAAGTTTAGTTCCCAAATTGATGGATAATGAAGTAATACTTTTAATAAAAGGGAAGTTAGTTGTATATGATTCTAATAGTTTATCTGAACTGAATGATTATAAAATTATATACTATAAATAACCGTTCCATCCCCGTTCCTTGAGGTTCGGGGTTAATTTATTTTTTATAATGAGATAAAGAATAAAAACACTTTCTCTATTACTGTCTTCTTCATTAAACTTTATAAACCATAAAGTACATCTTATTAGAACTAATATTGCTATTGATGATAATATTATTAGTAATAATAGTTAAAATCATAATGTTGCTACTCATAATAATGCTATTGTTTGATGTTTATTGTTATATTTGCAACATCATTTCGTAACAAAGTTACATTACTGGATATGAAAACTTCTACTTATACACAAGAGACATTGATAATAGAGAAACCTTCTAAGGGCTTATTAAACTTTATAAATCAACTGAGAGACAGGAAATTATCTCAGCAAGAAAAATTGCGCAATCAAAAAGCATTTAATATCGAAATAAAAGCATAATTTTTTTAGATGGAGGAAATTTCCATTTCTATTAGTTCAAAATCGAATGATGAATATCGAATTATATTGTCTCCTTTCAACCAAGATATAATTCCGTGTGAAGTGCGTAAATCAATTCGGGATATAGAAATAGCAGATGTTACCTTAGAGAGGGTTAAAGGGGAGAATCCAACCGATATTGGAATATTGCTTAAAATATCAGATATCATAGGCAAAGTTCTTAATGATAACAATAACCTTATATTGTATTTTTATTGTGATGATATGCATGATATTCCAAGAAGGGATAAGGCTTTGACGCCTCAAAAGTTCAGAAGTCTCCTATTCTCAAGAATGTTTGATAAGTATATATCATCAAATAGTATTATCAACATAATAAATACGCCTATTGAAATTAAAGCAGATAGGCATATTTATATCCATCTAATATCAAGAGCCTGCCATTTAGAACACGTAAATGCTATAAAAAGTACAATAATGGAAATGGAATCAAAATAAAGCCGGAAATTATCCGGCTTTATTAATAAGGAAAATCACAACTCCCGATATATAGCTATTGGGTCAATTATACATTCATTTTCTAATCTACTGGTAAAGGAATCTTCCAACTTTGCTAATATGTTGAGGATATTTCGATTAGCTGATTTAAACGCATTCCCCTCTCCATGAACATCATCCAAATTTGCTCTACTATTACCTATTTGTGTAATAGTACCAATAATTGTAAATTCAACTTCGCTCTTTCTAGAATACTTGTATATCAATGAATCTATATTTTCTTTTAAAAAATCTCTATTTAGTACAGATGAAAATAAAATATTGTTAGGAGCAGGGAGTAAGATTTCAAGATTGTTTTTATAGCCGTATAACACGATATTTTTTAAATGATCGAGCCACTTCTCATCTAATCTTAAACCATTACCTTTTAAATATTCTTCAAACCTTTTATCGATTTCTTTTTTTAGAAGCCCAACTTTGTTCCTTTGCTCTCTATCTTTAGCCTTATTTGTTAGTTCTTTTAATTCATCCTTTACTTTTCCTGAATTGTCAAAATATTGGATATAACCAAGTCCCTCACCTAATGTATTAAAATTTAGCAAAGTATCTGTTGAAGCCTTGTAGTCATTGAAAAATATTTTTCCTTTAATTCTTATAAAGCTTTTATCAATAATATCTTCAATTGTGTCAGTATTACATGGAGTATATAACTTTCCTCTTGCTTCTAATTCTTTTTCTAATAATTCAAAAGCATAATCATGTAAAAAACGTTTTTCAGAAGAATCCTTTTCTTTGACGAGAATATCTCCCATAACTCTACCACTACCCAAGCTACCTTTTTGTTGTTCAGATTCTGTGATGGATTCTTTTTCACCACTTAATATATATTCTGTTAATCCTTCAAAAAGTTGGGAAGATATAGAGTACATTTTATATTCATCCAAATAAATAAATGACTTAATATTATCCATTTTCAAATTCCTTTCTTCGATCTTCTCTATTTTTATTAAATTGTTTTATACTCTTATTTCGGCTTTCCATAATTGACTTAATTGCTACATATCCTCCAGACAGGCAAACAATAATAGTCAATGCTAATAATATAATATCAATTGTTCCCATTGTCTAAAGAATTTAATTTGTTCATAATAGCATTACTAAACAAGTAAGAAACTATGCATAATAAAATCGAACAAACAAATACAACGGTTTTATCAACAATGTATCCTTTTGTTTGTTCCGCAAAGTATAATACACCAACAATCGCTGACAGTATAACAATGAAGATAACAGAATAACCAATAAATGTTGATTTTTCTTTTGGAGTCAGTTCTGTTTCTCCATTTAACTCGTTTAAATTTGTCAAATTTAAAGTAAGTCCAAAGAACGCGACATCCACAGGACTTATCAATTGTTCCCAATCTTTATTAAGTGAAAACAGGCACATAATTATCCTTAAGAATATGGGAATTAGTCCTATAATAACTGTATATATTACCCACTTGCATTTTCTCATTTGTGTAAAAATAATATTTGATAACGCAAAAATATTATTTTTACAGAATAATGCAATTCTAATAGGTATATTTTTTATTATGAGTGTAGCCATATCTATTTCTTGTTTCTTCTTCTGCGCGAAGCCATGTCCTTACCCTTCACCTTTGTAACCTTGGTACCGGTAACTGTATGGAGCTTGTCACGCTGCATTAATACTAAATTCCTGTATGGTATCTCATAGACCACTTCCCGGTATGACAGATGCAGATTTTCCATGAACGATGCAATCTGTCCCAAGAGAGTATCATTTCCTACGACCTCGGTTTCGCTGCCAGCAGACTTACGTTCCTCGCCAAGCTGACAGCTTTGAGAAAAACCTTTGAGTCAATCATAGAGAGTGCTTCATCTAAAGCATTTACGTTTTCTTCGTATGTTCCTTTTGCCAGTTCTTCACTCAAGTTTTCGTCACCAGCTATCAGCCAGGAGAGAGCCTTGCTGTAAGCCTCGCTTTCTCCAAGGGAGAGAAGCACTTCTTTCAAATTGTCTGCTTCTTGTACGCCTGACAAATGGGAGATTGCCCCGGCCAGCTTGTGGATAGTAGGAGGGTAGACCGTGTAGGCTTTCCCAGCGACAAACACCGTTCTGAAATCACTTCCGATAATGGATTCAGTTACTATTTTTGCTCCTTGATTCATTCTGATAAAAGATAAAAATTAAGGGGTGAAGCCATAAAGCCCACCCCTGTTATGGAATTCAATCTCTACCTATTGGATAGGCATTAAGCACCTGCTTTTACTTCAGATGAGTCAAACCAGTATTCCGGTGCAACTTCTGCATTTTGTGGTTCCAGTTCCACCGCACTTACAGGAATACCGACAGCCTTGTCTGTTGTGGCTTCACGTGCACCGATGTCAGCACGGGGAATCACACAATACTGGTCATCGTCAGTCAAAGCGACAAGTAACTTCTCAATGTTTACCTTGCCTCTTGCTCGTTTCCAACCCTTATCAGTGTTAATTACATCACCACCCATGAGGTCTTTCTTGGTCGGATAGTCGTACTCACCAATGGTGAAGTTCACGGTTACATCGCCCATTTCCTTATCACTACGATAAGTCTGACCGGTAAGCTGGTTCTTGTAGTTAGTGCGGCTTGCTTCCGCTTCTTCAAGTGTCCATGTATCCTGATGGATATTCTTAACCTCTTTTAAGGTTTCACCTTGTAAAAGAGTATATAAAGCCTGCCCAGTCAAATCTGCTGTGATAGCATTTGTCTCGCCATACCAAAGTTTCTTGATATTCACGGCGGTGATTTTCTTTGATTCTGCCATATTATTTCACATTTAAAACTTCAAACAAAATTCTTACATTCACATAGTGACACTTTAAGGATGTGTCCTCCTCAGTTCCGATTGACTCGATGGAATAATGATAGGTGGTACCATCATAGCGTCCGGTTATTCCGTCAAACAATTCTTGCGCCTGTTTCTCCAGCTCGTTCAGACGGATGGTGTTGGCTTCACCGTCTTTCAGGTCGGGAACACAAAGGTTCACTTCTACGAAAGATTTCTTCCAATATTTGCTTGGCTGTTGTTTCTTGGCATGAATGACAATCCTTTCGGATTTCAATTCGCCCGTCAGCTTCTTGCCGTGAGGAACGATGGGAATACCGAAAGGCTGGCAATCACGGTAGAGTATGTTCGCGATGTCGGTAGTTACTATCATTTGACTTCCTCCTTCAATCGTTTCTCAGCGTATAGAGCCGCACCAGTTGATACTTCATAGCCTTTAGATTCGACGTGCGAGGCATACTCAGCATCGTTTCTAATCACCAATCCGTCATCCTCAACTGAATACTTATTTGACTTACGGAGTGTTCCAGTCCGGTTCTGATAGTTGCCATTCTTTACAGCGTAATCGACAGCCTCTTTACCAACCTTCTCCTCAACGGCTTTCACCTCGGCATAACCTTGTTCGAAAAAGCTATCCACGTCCGAAAAATCAAACTTCACATCCATATCTCTGAGTAACCAAAATAGTTTGTATTCTTCACCATGTAAACTTTGCCAGTTCCACGGACATTCTCACCGTCCATACATCTGACTTCATCACCAGCACTCAGTGAGATTTTCTTCTCACAGACTACGTGATAATTCGGTCGGAACACCTCACCGTTCTCCGAAGTAAACTCCTTGGTCGAGTTATCATCACAACGGCATTTACACACGTCCTGCCAGCTTTCACCACCGGTTCCGGGGATAGGTCGGCCAAACTCGTCTGTTTCCATCGGAGTAAAGACCTTAACCTGTAATGTATGTGGAGCAAATATCATAGGAATCTGACTTTAGGTTTATCGCTTAACGTATCTTCAAGACCATACTTCTTGCACAAGAAAGAATAGTATTCCTTTACGCCTTTTGTATCCCATGACATAGAGAAACCGTTCTCACTGATGGAAGTGGCACGGAGTAATAGAGAGGGGATGAACTTCGCCATAGCCACTGAAACAAGTCCGATGTTTGACGGGCCCATCTCATCCTCTCCGCTTACTTCTGAAGAAAAACTTATCTCCAAAAGGTCAGCCTCCGACAAGTTGATGCCGAAGGTCTGAAACTTCTGTGATATGTAGTCATTTACTGTCATGCGTTCATGGTTGACAAATCAAAGTTCACAATCAGATTCGGGTTCGTAATCTGAGGAATCCACTCTGCGGTGTATTCCAGATAACGACCGTTCTTGTCCTTGTAACCGGAAATAAGCATATCACCGTCTGCCTGGGTGTAGTTACGTCCCGGTACGCCGTCCACTGCTTCGTATGGAGTGTGGAAACGCATATAACCGACCTTATCCTGCGGAAGCAAGGTGATACGGTCGTCGGCGTAAATCTGCACGTTCTTTCCGGTCTGGTCTTTTACGTAATCTTCCTTGATTTCAATGGCCGGAAGCCCGATGCCAGTGAACACTTGGGAAGCCAGTTGAGATGTAATCAAACCGGTTGAAAGGTACATTTCATTTCCTGTAAGCTGCATCTTGAACTTGTCACCAAACTCAGCCGACCCGATGATATTCTTCACGAAAGTTCCTCGGGACATAATCATCTTCTGGAAGTTTCCATAATCAGCTTTCAGAGCATTAATCTGCTGCTGCAAATAGGTGATGAAGTTCGTCTTCGCACCAGTATCAGGCTTGATGAACTTGAACGGCAATTCAATGTCGAGAAGGTCAACGCCTCCGGCATTGTCATCCTTATTCTTGACTGTTGCTTCTCCGGTCATCAGAAGTGAACCTACAATAATATCCATGCGCTTGTGGGCTGCCAAAAGTACCTGACGGTAATCATCATAGATGAAGTTCACGATTTCCTGCATGGCTGCTACCTGGTCGGCAGGTTTAGCTGCATTGAACTTGTCAATCAAGTCCTGAAGCTCAGACAAGCGGTCAATGGAAATCTGGTAAGCATCGCCAAGATAAGCGATTTCACCATATCCTGAGCCGATATTCCGGCGTTCACGGATAGGCTTCTCACCATAACGAGAGTTGATAGAACCGGCCATCACGCCCGTAACTTGTCCGATGTAGTCCTTGAACACACGAGTAGTCGTTCTACGGAAATCGAGGTACTGCTGCCAGTAGATTGTATCCTTACGAGTCTGAAGGACACGCTGAATAACGGCGTTAACGATGTTGGGGTCGTTAAACAGAGTATGAATAGTTAGCATCATATATTAGTCCTCCTTTCTTTATTTGCTTGCAATTATACCTGCTGCTCTCAACGATGCTAGAAGAGCATTAATTTTATCTTTCTCATCACCACCTGCTGCATCATCAACTTTTGCACCCTGCTTTACCAATCCCAAGGTACTTGAGTTAGCTGCCTGATAGGTAGTGTTATTGTCCGTCCAAGGTACTTCTACATACGCCTTTCCACCTTCCAATGCTACTGGATATTTCTTTCCGCTTTGAGAGAATCCCAACTGAATACCTCCCATCACAGAATCAGAAGCTTCTGGCAGTTCATACGAAACACCAGCCGGGGATTGCACGCCTGCAGCGTTGAACTGGAAATGCGGCATGTTAGCCTTATCAATGTCAGAGAAAGGCATAGCCAATTTGGTAGGCTCAATTTCAAATGCTCGCATCAAAAGAGCAACTAATACAACGCCTTCTTCTACTTGTACTCTTCCGTACAAAGCTGAGTTAGCAACTACCTTTGGAGTAGTACCGCTTACAGCTGTAGCTTCATAGAGTACAGTACCAACTTCCACTGTTTCGCCAAAGTCGGCAGCCAGTGTCAACTTATCGAAAGCTTTGTCTGATTTGTCAATACTGTTGATGGTAGCTCCATGAGAACCATTACCCAGATGCATACCCACATAAGCCAAAGAGTTTTTCTTGATCTTCAAAGTGGTATTGGAACCGGTGGTAAACTTTTCATAGACTTCTACACGGATGGCCACCTGAGCGGTTTTCTTTACTAAGTCGGCGGCAATGGGAGTGAAGGATGGAAGAAATGAACCAGCAACAAGGTTGGTCGTATCCAGCTTGTAAGGCCCTCTGCGTCTTACTCCGGTAGAAACATCATAGCGTTCCTCGATGGACGGTTCAGGCTCCATGTAATACTTGTATCCTGCTGACATAAATTACTTGTTTTGTTGTTCGACAATAGATTTTGTGTCCGCCTCAATCATTTTGGCGAACTCACTCGCTTCTTTCTCCTGCTTCTGTTCGGCAGTCTCAGGAGCTTTGGAGAACTGAAACCCGTTGTTAGACATATCCTGCTTCATGTCCTTGAAATAAGTATCCAAGTCCGTGTTCTCAGGAATGTTGCGGTCTTTCAGCATAAATTCGGGAATACCGTACTTCTTCGCCACTGCTGAAATCTGAGAATTGCGCTGCGCCTGCGCTTCATTTTCCTCCATTTTGGCCAGCTTGTCGGCAAACGGCTTGATACCGGCGGCAATGCCATCGGCAATCATCTTTGCGATGTCTGTCTCCTGCGGCTTTGGAGGGTCGTTTGGTTTCGGTGGTTCTGGTTTCGGATTCTCGATTGGTTTTCCGTCTTTCAGTCCATGCTTCTTCTCGTAGTTTGAAACAGCGGAAGTCTGCGCCTGTCCTGCACGGAAATCACCATAGTTTTGCATCACGTCCTGAAATGAGATACCCTCAACGATGGAGGTCACCTTCGTTTCGTCCGTTACACCCTCTGCCTTCTTTGTGGCGATACGGGTGAGTGTGGCAGTGTCCACCCCAGCGAATTTCTGTTGCAGTCCTGCCAAGATTTGTTCAAAGATTGTCATACCGTATGAGTTTGATTAATAATTTCATACGGTAAATTTACTTATAGAGAAAGGGAAGGGGAAATTTTAAGGCTAACGATACGAAACAATTAGGGGAATGTTCGTTTTTAGACAAAAAGAAAGCGTGACTACTAGGGTAATCACGCTGGAACATCATTCAATTATACTTTTAAAATTTCAATATAGCTGCTTCTATTTCTTTTTTGTCAGAATCTTTTACGTTCCTCAAAGCATTCAGGAAAGGTAAAATTAAAGAGTCATCAACCATGAACCAGACTGGATTTTTAAATAATTTTGGGTATCCGGGATCATCTCCATAGCCATTCCATCTCATTGCCATTCTTCTTTCCCCATTTTCCCAAATACCTATCGCTATAGAAAAATCATCATTTTCAAATACAACATTCTCAACCTTAAAATTACTTGGATTTACATCTTTTGCTTTCATTGTACTATCCTCCATTATATTTAATTAATAATCATAACAAATTTATAGCTGCCAGTTCCTCTGTCAGCGCGTTAATACCTTTCTGAATCTTCTCCAACTGCTGTTTACGGGGTTTGTGTACTCCAGCCGCATAATGCCACAACTGACGCTCATTAATTCCAGTTATCCGGCTCAAAGCAGCTTTAGTAAAGATACTGCTGTAATAGTTGATGAAAGTGGCAGCATCTATCTTGAACTTCAATGTGAACTCTCCCTGCAAAATTTCCACTGGAGCGATGTTCATCTCCTTGCATGACTCCAGGTATAGTTCAACAGCTTCCTTCATGTTCTTCTCGATTTCCTTCACATCGTTGCCAACCGTTATCACCGGAGCACCTTCAATGTAAGCACTAAGATTATTTCCAGCATGTTCTACAATCACTTCTACGGTTTTCATACTGACCTCCTTTTTATCGTTAAACAAAAGAGGCGGGGGCTATTTTAGCCCCGCTTGCCTCAGAATGTTGTAATAAGTGCCTTTCTCAACGCCTTTCTTGCCGTGGTCGGGGACAATCACTACATGGCTACCATCAGTGTAAACCATGTGACTGCCTTTCTGCCTCACGAACCAAAAGCCATTTTCAGTAAGCAGCGTTACAACGTCTTTAACTGATTTGTAGCTCATAGCGTTTAAGACTTAATTACGATGCAAATATAGTAAAATAACGAATAATTACAAAGGAGTATTCATGTTTTTACTATGATAAAGAAAATAGCGATACCTCGAAAGATACCGCTATTCAAATAGTCAATGTTTTAGATTTATATCATTCTGTTTTGTATTATCCCCGTAAATATTCTGACTGAATTGTTCTATTCTTCAGATTTGCTGCTGGAACTTTTAAGAGAGGAAAGCTGTTTCTGTTTCTCAATGTCGTTCTTCTGTTTCTCAGCCTGCTCTTCCTTGATGGCTTCAATCTCGTCCAGAACTGCATCCACGTTCCCCACAAAGGTGATAGCCCGTTGCTGCGACCAGATTTCGCCGTCCTTAGCCTTGATAGCAGTGTCTATCTTGTCTTTGATGTCCTCCAGTTTATATGGCTGCATCTGCACATCCACATCAATAGTCTCGGAGGCTTCTTCTAGGGTGGAATTCACGGAACCCAACGCAGAGACAAGAAAGTTTACCCGTCGTTGCATGAACTCGCCGACGGTTTCATTCAGGTTCTCCACATTCAGGTGTGTGGACATGAACACATAATCGAAGGTAACACCGGAAACGGCGTTTCCTGTACCCTTCAGGGAGTCGAAAGAGATTCTGGGCGTATTGGTCAGTCCGTATATCTGACTTAACAGCGTCTCCACCTCGAACTTGACAGTATCTGGTACCTGTGACCAGGTAAGATACTGGGCATTTGCTCCCTGGCCGGTCAGCTCGACCACCCGGTTTTTGAACTCACCGGAGAAGTTCTCCACGTTACCAAATAGCATGAGAATAGGGAAGAAGTGGTAGTCGATACAGTCTGCATAGTTTGAAAGAAGTTTCTCCAGTCTTACACGGAGGCTCTTTATCTTTTCACAGTATGCTTCCGGACGGTACATATAAATCACTGGCATCTTCTTGAATCCATGAGCAAATGAGCCTTTGTCGGACCAGCTGCTCGTTAGCTCCCACTGGTAAACCATATCCTTGGTAATGGTCATGAAACAGGTAATCTCTACATCGTTCAGGTCTTTTTTCTTATATTCACGGGATAGGGCCACCAAATCCCCCTGGTCATTGAAGAAAGGGTAGAGCTTGTCGCCACGGAACGGAGACCAGATGGCACTCTTCAGACGGTATTCAGGTTTTGATTTGCCGAAGATTCCTGAAATCTTTCGTTTGAGCTTTGCCCAGAAGCCGTCATCCTTCACCACATACCAGTATTCGGCTACTTCCTGCTCGGCCAGCCATGCCCGGACTACTTTCTTGTTCTGGTATTTCAACTTGTTTTTCTTGAACACCTGCTTCAAGGCCGAAAGAAGATTCTCCTCCGATTCATCCGGCTGGCAATCAAGGACCGGTTCTGTTCCCACGGTGAAGGCAGTCTGAATGTTCACGATGTCCTGCTCGATAGGAAGAGCAATCCTGTTTGGGTCAACTTCTTTCCTGACCGCCGGCTCAACATATTCTTTCCCGGTTTTCGGGTCTGTAATCCGTTTCTCAGGCTGGGTAGTGATTTTAATTTTCGGGTATTTCTCTTCATCTATCACTATCTCGTGCTTGTTCGGATTCCAGTCGTTGTAAAGAGCGTGAGCGTTTGGTTGCTCGGTTTTTCGTCCTTTTTTCAGATAGTAGATTTTTCTCTCTACTTCCGGCATAGCTAAAATTTCTTCTATAGTCATATCTCAAAGTTTAATGTCCAAATATTCCTGAAACGTCTTTGGGTTTCATAATTCTACCGAGAAGTTCTCCCAGCACATAGTAGCGTGCAGCATCTATGCCATGATTATCATGGTCTTCAGGTTCGTTGATGTAGTTTCCATCCTTATCCTTTGCCCATACATAGTTTCTGAACTCCCGTTGAAGGTTATAAGAACGCTTGGTGATGAATATTTCCATTCCCTGCATCTTGTCAATACCGGCATTGACAGAACCTTGCCCTTTCTCTACCGCGTATATTTTAATCCCTCCGTTATGAATCTCCTGAATGAGTCGCGGGTCCGCACTGTCGGCAATCACTCTCAAATTCCACGGGCGTAGCGTCTTTATAATATCCCCAGAAAGTAATCCAGTTCTATAATCCACTTCATCCAGATAAAGCGCATTGTCTACGATGCCACATCGAATAGAAGCCGATGGATCATTTGTATAACCAAAGTCCTGTCCAATAGCCACCTTCTTGCACCACATGGGGAACTCATCCACGATACCCCATTTCTTGAACACTGCACCTTCGGCCACGTCTGCCCATCGACCGATAACCACATGAGCGTACTTCTCCGGATTCTTCTCTTTCATTTCCTTGACTTCTCTCAGGAACTCAGGAGAAAGGTTCTCGATATTGTCGAAGTAAGTCGTATGGATATGAAGTACATTCGGATGGGTGGAAATCTGTACCTGGACGCCGTCAATCTCCACCAGCCGATGAGTATTCTCGATGTATTTCTTGTAGATGAAGTGATTGGAGTCACATGGATTCATGATGATGATAATCCGGTTCTGAATTCCCTTCTTACGGATGGAGAGCATAATCTTGTCAAACTCTTCCTCACTGGTCCATTCCTCTGCTTCATCACAAACAAAGGTGGTGATACCCTGAATTGATTTCAACTTTGCCGTCTGATTCCCGGAACATGATACGACTGCCGGTCATCCGGTTTACAATATCGGTTTTAGTGGTCTTGAAATACTTTGTTGTTCCATCCAAATCTATCTTTTCCATCATCTCTGGAATGATAGACATCCCGGCAGATACCATCGTGTAACGGGTATAAAGAATCTGGTGGACTATCTTCTCTGTGGGAGTCATCTCGAACGTCAGCCGCTCTATGAAGGTAGAAGCGTTGAAAGACTTCCCCGAACCACGACCACCGGTAATGAGAATGATAAACTTCTCGCTATCGGTATATAGCGGATGATATATCGCTTGGGGTACAATCATTTCAGTTTGTCTTTAATCCATGAGTCAATAGAAATTCCGTGGTCAATATCCTTTGGAATATCTGCATCTTCGTCTTCTCGGTCTCCAAAACCTTCTTTTCTTCCTAATGTGGAAAGTAAATAGCGAATCATATACCCATCTGGACGTTCACGCCATCCGATAAAGTTTCCATTTTCATCTTTCTCAGGGATACCAAGCGCAAGTACACGTGCAGATACAAGGCATTCATCTACCAGAGAACCTCTTTCGTCGGTGATAGCATCTTTGAACTGGCTGTCTGCTCTGGCCCAATCATACACGGTTTTTCGGGTTACATTGAATACAGCAGCAACTTTAGAGAGATTTCCACCTGTTTTATGAAGGACCTCTCTGAATTTCGATATGTCTGGCTTCTTTCCCATGCGCGCGTATCTGTTTATTTTGATTACTCAATTCCAAATTCGACCCTATCCATAAACTCCTTTCCGTCAATATAACGTTCATCAAATCCATAACCGAACATTTCCATGAAGTTCGCTCTTTCTGTAGGACTTTTGAAAGACAAAACGACATAACTTAACATACCATTGTCTTTCTCAAAACTATTTTGACGTCCTATTCTGTCTTTTATTTTTTGTACTTCATTGTGGCGTGCAATCTGATTTTCTTTTGAATCGCTATAAAAGTCCCCGGAACGATCAATGTTTTTATTTTCTTCTCCTTCTTTGGTTATTTCATCTATACTGTATAGTGAATCGTTTAGAATATTGTCTTTACTCCAAATTTCATCATTTACAGCAAAATCAATATCACCGACACCTAACATATTTAGGTCAAAATCATTTAGCCCAGCATAATTATAATCAATGCCATCAAGTAGTTCTTTCAACATATCGGAATCAAACTCTCCTTGAACATTTCTGTTATTCATAAAGATATTTTGTTCTTTCTCGGTTTTTTCATCCATGTGAACTACTTCAACACGAATTAGATAGTCATTTTCTTTCGTGTCAGAGCTATACTTATTCACCTCATCCATAATCGAAATACGCTGATGCCCTGATACAAGATTACCTGTAACTTCATTCCAAACTACACCGCCCAATAATCCTATACGTTTTAAGTTTGCTTTCAAGTTCTTTCGAGCTTCTGGGGCAATTTTACGGGGATTATAATTGGCAAATTTTATGATACTTCGTTGTATCTCCCTACTTTCCGGTTGCGTTATTTTATTTCTTGTCATCATCCTTTACTACCTTGCGCGTTTTTTAATCCTACATAAAATCTTTTTGGTACTCCTTGTTTTACTTGTGCAGGAGAAATCGTGTCTGAGCCAAAGTATCTGAACATATTTGTTCTATATCTACTTGTAACAGAATTGACTCTATCACGTACAGAATGCTGTCTGTTTGTGCCTAGCCCATATTGACGAGCTGCACGATACAGAATACGCATTCTTTGACTTTCTAATTCCGATAACGATTTTTTTCTGACTCAATACCTCTACTTTCTGTGTTTATATTCATAATCGAAAATTAGCTTTTCAGAGTATGGGAACTCTTCCAAAATACGTTTAAAATCATGTGGATATTTGTTTCGCATCATGAGCATTGTTTTTAAATCAATGGTAAAACCTTGACTTATAGCACCTGGATCATACACAAAAGGTTGTATTAATCCTCTTAGTCTAATATATTGAAGCACTTCCTTGTTCGTCCATAATGCAAGAGGATAGACCATACCTTTGTCTGTTATATAACTGGACTTCGCGAATTTCTTTAAACGCATCCGCTTCATGTATCCATCTACACCTTTCATCCCGCTGAATGCGTATGATATGCCTGTTTCTTCTCTCACAGCTTGTTCTATTTCTCCAATTTTTCTTGGCTTGATTGAAATGTTAGGTTCACGAAAGAATCCACAGGCATCATAATAATCACGTTGAAAATGCTTTATTTGGCGAATTTCTACGTTATTGTATTTTGTTTCTGCCCATTTGATATAAGGTTGGACATGGTCTAAGTTGGGAATAAGGTACATATAATAGCATATAACCTTATTAAACATACCAGCAAGCATGTCCAATAAGGCTATACTATCTTTACCTCCGGCTGAATAATATAATACAGCAGTATCAGTTTTTTCACGGATACTCTGTATTATCTGCATAGACAGTAAATATTTGTTCATCATTTACCCCCTGCACCACTAAAGGCAACATTTAAGTCATATCGCCTTTGTTCTCTACTACCTAACTGTGAAGCACTTGCCGTATTTCTACGGTTTGCTACCAGTCTTCCACCTAAACCGGCACCATTCATATTTCGTCTTGGCCCGGCAACTCTGTTAATTGCTCTTGTGACTCAGCTTTTGACTATTTAGATTAAATGTTCTCTGTACTTATTACTTTGCCAAGATGATACCATACTTGACTTATCAAGTATTCTACGCCGTTTTCTATTTTTGTAAGATCATTGCCTTCTTCATCAGCGAAAATAACATACTCGGCAGATTTCACCTCCACAGTGAGACGTGGCGCATCTTTTCGTCTGCCATTGATTAAGTATAAGGCATCATATTTGATTGGTATTACTTCAATCTCTTTATCATCGTCGGGTATATCCTCTTGTCGTTTGTATTCTTTGCCATCATGTCTAAAATAAACATATCGTGATACATTAGAGGGATATACATACCTGTGTTCTACATCTTGTTTGCCATTTAGAATGTCTTGAAAACATTCTTTGTTAATCTGTAATGTCAATACTTTCATAATCGTGTAAAGTTAAATGTTAGTTGCGGGTGATGGATTCGAACCACCGGCCTTCACCAAGTCAAAGTGACGAGCTGACCACTGCTCTAACCCGCGATAGTATCTATACAAAGATACCCCATTATGAAGACAATTTTGAATAACAATTCAACGCATACGAAACAATTTGCTAATTGTTTGCTAATAAATCAGGCTCGTGTTTATTGATGATGCTTTCAACAATTTCTTTTGCACATTCTATACCGGATTTATACCCTTTAGCATAGTCTGTTCTTGTAGACAGGTAACTAGTATCATTACCCAGCCACTCGATTATTTCTTGCAGGATTTCTTTCTCTTTCATAACCATCTTAAATAGTGGTAGCCCGAAGGCTACCGGGTTTATAGCCAAAGTTTCTTTGCCAAGTCGAAATTCTTTTGAGCTTCATTGACGGCCTTTTTCGCATAAGTCAAAGAGTATGAGTGCTCACGCGGATATTTGCCGGATTTCAGCCCCTCATGGTACTCTTTAGCTGCTGCTAACTTATGTTCATAGTAGTCCACGCTTTCAGGCATTGAAAGGTTTATAGTATCAGCCTTGTTTGCCCAATACTGAGCTATTCTTTCATGCTCTCTGGCTTTCTCGTCAAACTCTACACTTTTGCCCATATTATGCCAAGCATCTTCAATGGCTTTTCTGTGTCGTCTTTCGCTATGATGGCCGATTTTAATAGGTTCACCCAACGAGAGAAAATCGCTGTCTTTATTTGACGCTTTGAAGTATTCTTCACTCTTTCGTTCTGCAGTGGCAGCCCAATCCAGCCGGCGTTCTGCCTTTCGCTTTGCCCATTCTTGAACGTTAAAGCCATCAGCGCGAACTATCGAATAATAGTAGAAGCCATCACGTTCAAATATCAGATTAAACACTATGCTTTCATTCTCTTTGCCGTATTTGGTGGTTACAAGGATGGTTTCACCTTTTTCATGCTTAGCATCGCATTTAGCAAGAAATACGTTTGGACAAAATTTGCAATATGTATTCATAATCGTGCGTATTTAATAATCTTTGTTACAATGTTATAAGTTAATTTCTACGTATTCTTCGATAGCCTTAATGTCACATTCAACTTCTACCTCGTTCTCATTTTTGTCATAAGCTCTAACCTTGTCTATGGTTACTGATGCTTCAGTAGTAACCCATATATCCATGCTGTGATAGAACTTATCATCTATGTATCCTTTTACTTTGTAGTGTCCTTCAACTTCTATTAGATTCTCATTGTCTTCTGCATCAACACAGAATGTGCCTTCATTGCTGTCAATACTCTTTAAGATTGCATCTGCAAGCATCTTTTCTATCGTCTTCATATTCGTATGTGGTTAATTTGTTATTACTTCTTGTTTGATGGTGCAAATATATAGTATATATGCTAAATAAAAAAAGTGTATATTATTTATATATGCTATATTTAACATTGATTATATAGTATTGATGCTAAATTTGTTTTTGTATACCTATACAATAGCATTAATAAATAATTTTTCAAATTTTATTTCGCATATAAACTATATTGTATATATTTACACTCAAAACTATAATCTTATGGCAAATACAGAATTAAGAATTAAAGAACTTTGTAAGGAGAGGGGAATAACGCAAGCTCAACTTGCTGACAAATTAGGCATACAAGCTGTCTCCTTTTCACAAGCTGTCTCTCGTAATAAATTTAATATGGATAGGCTCGCTGAAATTGCAGATGCTTTAGATGTTGAAATACCAGACCTCTTTGATAAGCCTAAAGAGGGAGTGATACGTTGTCCTCATTGTGGAAAGGAAATTAAGTTAAATCCAGAAGTCTAATTTTTAAATGTAATTCTATGATAGATGTTTTATCCATTATAATACTGATTTTTAGTATCCTACAGATTATTCTTTTTTTCAAGGTTTGGGTTATGACGAATAATGTAAATGCGATCAAAAGCTGTATTGTTCAAAAACAGACGGTTGAAGATTTGCTGATAAGGGAGGCTCAAATTTTGACTTTGAAAGGAGAGATAGAAGAAGCGAGACTCAGATATTTTAGAGCGTTTTATCTCAGTGTTATTGAGCTCTATGAAAAAGCACAGAAAGAATATGAAACACAAGAAGATATGAAGAATGAATTCTATGAAAACAAATATAAAAATATAGTCCGCTATTTTGAAGAAAGATTAAGTAAAATAGGTGGAACTCTGGATAAGGAAAAATTCGATTCTTTTAAAAAAGTAAATACGTTAATTTCTCCGATATAAGTTCTATCTATAAGCAGAAGATATAATAGGTATTATTTCGAGAAATTTGAGCCAGTTATTGGATTGAAAAGTTTAACATAAATCATAATAATATGAAAGACAGATTTATAATCTCAACAACAGAAAGAATTGAAAATGGAATCATTAGGCAATATATTGATGTTATTTGCAGTAATATAGTAGTTGGAACAAATATTTTTTCTGATTTTGCAGCTTCTTTCTCTGATTTTTTTGGGGGTAAATCAGAGTCATATAGAAGAAAATTGGAATATATCTATAATGAGGCATCCAAGGATCTTAAAAATAAAGCTATTAGAATTGGTGCAAATGCAATTATTGGATTCAAAGTTGATTTCGATGAAATATCAGGAAAAGATAAATCAATGTTTATGGTATCTGTATCCGGTACAGCTTGTAAAATTGAGTATAGCCTCGATTATGATAATAATATTAAAACCAATACTGTTAGTCAGTCTGATTTGGACAAGGAAATCAAAAAGCGTTTTATCCAAAAGCAACTTCAAAATAAAGAGCAAATAAAAGAAGATTGGGTACAGTTTCTTATTGAGAACCCGCAAAAAGAAATAATTAAGGAACTTGTGGATTTGTATATTAGAAATAAATTAGGCTTATATATCAAAGAGGCAGAAATGATTGAAAACGTATTGGGAACGTATTCTAAATCACTGATGGTTCCTTTATTGTACGAATTATATATCGAGGTGGATAGGAAAGATTTACTTATATCATTAATAAAAAAATGCAATTTATTTGATGCAACATCCATATTAAAGGTTTGTAGTCAAAACATACACGAGGGTATAAAATTCTTACCTATAAAATCAGATTATTACGATGCTAACGAAGTAAATTTGATGAATAAAATATGTGATTTTTATAGTAATCTGCCGGATACTGGCAAAATAGAAAAGGTCAAATCTGGTGTTTTTAGTAAGAAGGAAGAAGATAAGTTTATTTGTGAGCATGGCCATAAAAATCCAGTAGATAAAAGGTTTTGTGAATCCTGTTCTGTAGATATAAAAGGAATTCATATTAATGAAGCGAAATTGATAGATGAGTTTAAAGAAAAAGTGGAAATTCTCAATAAGATGCTAAAATAATGGCATTATATATTTCAATATATTAAAATAGATAAAGGAGAATAAACTATGGCACTATTTTCAGAAAGACATGGTTATATAAAACCATCAGATGTATTTATTAGGGAAAAGATTACCCCTGGGATACAAAACGCTATTTTAACTTGTTATGATATTTTAAAAGAAACACTAAATATCGTTGATTGTCTTTATATATACCACAACTTAGATGAATATATTTGGACAAATTTCCTAAATATGCGTAAATCTGAGTGGACTACTTATACTGATATAATATCTAAATATATAAAAAGTGAACGAAATGAATGGTTTGAAAAACTAGATCTTATTGAAGTTTGTATTAAATACCTATATTTTAAAAGTGAAAAAGATTCACAAATTTCTATTTCAGCCGATATTTTTGTTGGTGAATTGAATCATCATTTTAAAAGGCTGAACTTTGCATATAGAATTGTAAACAAGGAGATTGTAGAAATTACATCAGAAGAAGAAATTAAAGAAATAGAAACTACATTAAGTACAAGTAAGGATAATATTAAGATACATTTAAATAATGCACTGGAATTATATTCTAAAAGGCCAGTGGCTGATTATAGAAATTCCATAAAGGAATCCATATCTGCAGTAGAAGCCATCTCCCGAAATATAACTGGGGAAAATGTACTTAACTTTAAAAAGATGGAGGAAAAAGGAGTCTTTGTCCCTACCGTCTTAAGGAAAGCTTTTGAATGTCTTTATGGATACACTAATGACAAAACTACAGGTATTCGTCATGCACTGATGGATGATACCAATGCTCCTCAAGCAGAAGAAGCATTATTCATGCTTGTGTCTTGTAGTGCTTTTATCAATTACCTTAATAAGAAAATCAAATGATGATTCAAAATGATGGACACTAATATGTTTTCGAACGACTTTAAGAAGTATCTTAAATGGATTTGTATCTTTTTTTTGATTATCCTTTTTCTCCCCATATTATTAACAAAGTTTCCATTCTGTATTTCTGATTTTAGCAATACCGGTCCAATAGGAGATACCATAGGAGGCATTATGGGGCCATTTGTTGCAATAGCAGCGGCTATACTTACTTTTCTTGCTTTCTGGGTACAATTTAAAGCTAATGAGCAGCAAAGAAAAGATATTGCATTAGAACGATTTGAAAGTAACTTATTTCAGCTTATTCAAATCCAAGAAGATATAACTAATAACTTGCAATTCTTGGCTTATGCCAATAGTAATTTTTTGAATAAAGTAAAAATATCAGGCAGACAAATATTCAAAGCTTTATATGAAGAAAAATACACTCCTTTGTGTGGAATCAAAGATGATATTAAAGAAAGAGGAATAATTTCATATGAAGAAGATAAAGATATTGGAATCTTAGACCATTATTTTCGACACCTATATCGAGTATTTAAATTTATTGACGAAGCTCCAATTTTTACAAATGACAAAAATAAAAAATATGATTATGCATGCCTTATGAGAGCTAGTCTATCACAATATGAACTTATTATGTTATTTTACAATTGCCTATCAAGTAATGGCAGAGAAAAGTTTAAACCTCTAATTGAAAAATATGCAATATTCAATAATCTTCGAGTTGAATTATTGGCAACAGATAGAGAGAAAGAATTATATGCTTCTAAATTCGAAGATAGTTACTTGGCATCTCAAGATAAAAATAGAGATATGAGCAATGAATATAAAAAAGGGGCATTTGTATTTGATGAAAATGAAGATTGATTATGGAAGAACAAATAACTAAAACATTAATTGAATCACAATATCCAATTTGGATGATTGTTTCTTTGTTTATTGGAATACAACTTATTATTGTTTTTTTTGCAGAACTAATAAAGAAAAAAATAGAAAAAAAGACGATAAGTGGTTTTACAAGAAAAATAAAATCAGTAGAAACCCAATTTATGAAAGAAATTGAGATTTTAAAGTCAGTTTTGAATGTACAGTCTCAGGCTCAAACTCTATTTATACAGCAAAGAAATGAAGCTATAGTTGATTTTTGGAGTAAATATATGAATTGGAATGAGACGTTTATGGGAAGCTGGAGAAACAACGCAGATAATAATCACATAATTAATGAATTAATTCAAAAAGAAAAAGATAATGATTTAGCGGTTACCTTGGCTTATCATAAATTAATATTATACATAGATGATAACTCATACATTGAAAATTTACATATGCTGTTATCTAAGATGTCAGAAATTATTTTCAAACAAAGAATGTTATTGTTTGAGATTCAAGATATAAATTTAAATAATCCTAACGACAATGTTACACGCAGCCGGAAATTAACCTCATTTGCTACTGAATGCACCAAGTTGCAAGGGAATGAAATTAAAGAATTAACAGACAAGTTTATAAAAGAATCCAAAGAATATTTATCCGATATTAATATAAAATCACAAATAAAGCCGGAAGCATAACGCTCCGGCTTTTCTACTTATGTAATATTTTATCCAGCATTAGCAAAGACCTTTGGATAGTTCCTTTTCTGGTATTGAATTCTCAGATACCCGATAAGGCTTTCATAGTCGGTCAAGAAACCTTCATTGACCAAATCAGCAACCTTCTTTTCGAGCTGCCACAATTCACGTTGTTTTTGTTCCTCACCATGCTTATTACGTAGCATCTTTTCATGACTGTTGAAGATAACCCAGTTCAAGGCTTCACCGACCTTCTGCATGGCTTTAGGCATAAAGTCTTTGGGAACGATTTTCATAATGGCAGAAGAGAGTTCCCTATAAGCGTCCCCAGCATCATTCCGGTAACGAATCATTTGATCAGAAACGAATTTGATTACATCATATTTGAATGACGCATTTAGCCACATAGCCAAATCAATGAACAATACAGGATGAACCCAGGTTCCACCGCATTTACCGCGTGAACTTAAATAGGGAGAATTTTGCCCATTTAGATTTTCTTTTTCAACGATGGTAGCGATTAATTCCTTGGTTGATTCATTTTCAAAGTATTTCTTCAATTCTTTGTTTGAGGAGTTTCGTTCGTTCCATAACTTTACAAGCCTGGTAGCATTGAAATAGCCGTCAACAGTGCGTTGAATAACCTCTAAATTCCCCATTTGCCTTACCATTTCTTGATTTGTTTTCATGTCTCAGTGAATCTTAGATTAAAAAATTACCCCACCAAAGGCAAGCTCCTCACTTCTTACCGATGGCAGGGTTTATACTTTTCAGCCGTGAGGATAGCTGTTATTATCTCTTTAAGACAAAGTTACCAACATGGTGATTTTTAGCCTAAGATTGCTTTAACCAAGAACAAACAATTGGCAATATGTTTCATAAAAATACCCCGAGCCTTTCGGAACGGGGTTACTTGATTAGTCCTTTGACCTTCAACCTTTCTACAATCTGATTGTAAAGATACTCTATATCCTGCCGGAAATCCTTATACTGTTGGTAGATAAAGGAAACATCGGCGATATTGTTCGATATTACACACGGGGAAACATCCGGGAACACACCGGAAATCTCTGCCCGGATACCGTTCGGCAACCGTCCACCGGCAAGCACGCTGGGTGCAAAGAGGAACAGCACGATGAAGAGGAACTTCTTTCGCTGGGTAACACTTTCCGAATTGGGCGGACAATCTGCCCCGGAAAGTATCTCTCTGAACCACTCATAAATCTTTGGGATGAGAGTAAAATCAGTCAGGATAGGGGAGGATAACTCCTGTTCACGTTCAGATAATCTTGATTTCTGTTCACGTATTGATTTCAACTCCACGATTGATGAAAATTCTTTTGTCATAGAACGATTTATTTAGTTGGAAATTTTTATATTTGCATCATAATCGTGTGGGGGAGTTGGCTTCTAATCGTGTGGGCTGGCTCCCTTTTTTATTTTATGCCAAGTGATATGCATTCAGGATGGCGAAAGCGTAAATGATAACCGTTACCAGACTGTCCAGGAACACCGCCCATGCTCCCAGCTTTTGGATTTGACTGAAACTCATGACCAGGACAACAAGGAAACACACCCACTGGCTTGAAAACAATCCCATCACCAGCAATAAAAGTCCGATGGTATCCATGAATAATGCAACATGAAGCCACGGATGCGCCATCAGATACCATCTTTTTGATGTCTTATCGAGCCTCTGAAAGACTTTCACATGTCGGTACAGGGATTTACATCTAAACAGCTTCACAAGCTCGTACAGGGCTTGTATGATGATTAAGGTGTAGAATACGTGTTTCATGGTCAGTAGCTTTTATCTCCGTGCTTATACGGACGTAGTTCATTGTATTTCATCTTCTGCTTGATGTGCCAGAAGATGTCGATGTCTTTTTGTACACAGAAAACCAATATTTCAATTAAAGCCATTCGAAGAAAACTGTCGAATGAATGGTTTTCAATGTAATCTGAATCTGTTATGTTACATACCAACGAGAAAACAGATTCCGTGAAAGTCCAATCGAGGAAGCCCTCTGAACATTTCAATTCATCAGAATTGACCTCACCCAAATCCACGTTCCTCAATCCGGCCAAATCCAGCAGACGAATACAGGCATCAGCAAGTTCATCCTCCACGCTGTCTTTAAGATAATATTCAAACGTATCACGATAGGCTTCATCATAGTTTTCTCCATACAACTTCATCTCATGCATATAGTAATCCAATTCCTGATTGAACTTTTTGGTATCAGCATGTTTCCCTTTCCGGTCAGCTTCCACCGCTTCCATCAGTTCGGATATGACCAGACAGAGGAAATGTTCGTCACTCAGGTTTTCTTCGTGCCAACCATGGGCTACTGCGCACTGGTAGGCCTTATCTCTCAATTTGTTTAAGTTCATAATTTTCTATATTTATGACATTTTGACATCATTTCTCTGGCACACATATTGTATGCCCGTAATAAAATTTGATTATATCTATATGAATGAATTTGATTCTTATAAGAATGATTTTGGTTTTGAAATAGGTTCGGGATTCTCAGGAAATTCTGATTACATGAAAGATCTGGATGAGAAGAAAAGACGTACTCTCATGGAAGAGCAATACAACTTTCTTCAAATTCAGAAGTCAGAAATCCTCGCTCAACAGAAATATCGTGAGTTGCATCAGAAGGAAATACTTGCTCAACAAGAATATCGTGAAGAGCAACGTAAAGAATCCAACCTTGAAAAATGGCTTCTTATAGTCAATACTTTTATTGCCATCGCAGCATTATTGGTATCCATATTCAAATAAAAATCCCCGATAACCGCCACAAAGCAGTTACCGGGGATTCAAAAAGCACTGACAAGGGCTGTCAGTGGAATTCTACATTAAATAAGTAAAACTCAAGAGCAAAGTTGTTGGGACACAAAAAAGGCCATCTCAAAATTATTTGCGACAGCCTCTCTTTTATCAAATACTAAAATTCTCAAATTATTCCTTATATTATTAACCTATATAAGGAACTAAAGCAAATCTTTTAAAGATTTACTTTTAATCTTCACTTTCCATCATAGCTTTATGTTTTAGTTCCATATTGAGTATTGCAAAAATAATAAAAAGTACTCGGAACACAAACTTTTTCTCAATATTTTTGATTATAACATTACATTATCATGATAACAGCTCCATTTTTCGGAAGCATCCACTTCCTAGATTCTAGGAAAACAGTATTAGTTTCATTTCCTATAATTGAAAAGTCACTAACATCAACTAATGTTCCTAATAACTCACCATGAAGTTTTTGAGTTGTATCCTTTACACTATAATTCAAAATAAAACTTTTTGTAGGATGCCTCAATCTTTTACAAAATGTTTTATCCATGGCAGCAATAATTGTATCATAAGATATTTTTACCTCCAAAGATTGCTTAAAAGATTTTATTATTGGTACAAATCTATCTTTATTAGAAGATATGGTTATACAAAGAGGATATGTATTATCCTTTTTGTAATCACATTTTTCAACAAAATTCACAAAATCTCCTTTCTTTAGGTATACCCACTCTCCTCCATCAACCTTATATGACAATTGCTTTATTGTTACAAGTTCATCTTGATTCCGACCTTGGACTTTATGAGTAAAAATTCTTACCCCTATATCTTCGTTAAAAACCACATTTGAATCATTATTAGGACTTTTAATTCCATAATCAACTTCCACATGCTTTAAAACATTGCCATCTTCATCAGCTTTTTCACAAACAATTGTTTGTCTATACCAATCATAATAAGGATGCGTTAATAAAGAACAGATTTCTTTATCTAACAATATCAGTCCTGGTTCATAATTATTAGGGACAGAATATAGAATTGATGTTGTAGATTCTCGAAGTTGCGCCAATCTAGATGTATCCAATTCCCTTAAATATTCATTGCTCGTCAAAATATTAAGCATAGTATCCTTATAGTTTTTTACCATATTAGGAACATCAATATAAACTCCCAGAATTAATCCAGCAAATACAGATAAAGCTACGCCTAAAAAGACATTCGCAATAAATTCATAATTGTCTTTCAGGATATAAGCCAATAGGCATGTAATTACTGCCATACAAACAAAGTAACGAGTCTTATATTTAGACCACCATTCTTTTTTATTTCCCCGTTCCATAACACATACAATTAAAGTCTTTTAAACAAAAATAAAGTTTTACATTCTTTCTTGCAAATTATCAATATATTTTAACATTTAAACATATATAATAGCAGCCAGGAACAGGTAATACAATTTCGTTTTCATTAATTATTTCTCCTTTTTTCTACAAGCTGCTCAAGTCTCTTTTCACACTCGGCACATTCGAGTTTCTTGCGTCCCAGTTTCTCCCGGAACTTAACCAGTTCCTCATCGGATTCCTCGTCAAAGAACATGTTGTTCTGACGGTTGTACTCTATGTATTCATTCATCCTGCGTTCTGCTTTTGTTATCTTGGCTTTTGCAGAAATCAGTTTAGATAGGCAAGAACTCACTTCAAGCGACTCTCCTGAATGCTTGTCGTAGTAGTAAAAAGAAGTGTACACATCATTCCTCGGATACTGGCATTGCAGTCTGGCCACCCTCCATCTGATTACCCACATCCTTCTTTCGTACACTTCACGAGGAAGGTCGTAGGTGTATAGGGTGACAGATTGATGGCCGTGACCGTAGCAGATGCTGATTTGCACCCAATTCTCGATTTTCAGTTCCTTTTCTGCTTTGGCATAATCCTTAGCCATCTGGAACCAGTTATCCATACTTTCTTGCTTTCCCATATCATTCAAAGTTCAATTCAAGTTGTTGCCAACCCGGTTCTCTGTATTTGCGATTCGACTGCATAAAGGCTTTCCGTAGGGCTTCAGCAATCTTATCACGCATTTCTTTAGATACATGGTTCTTGTCGGCTTCGCTGTTCATTTGGAGTATCTTGTTAAGACTGCCGTTTATTGGCTTTTCATCAAAGAACAGGTTATACTCGGTAAATATCCGGGTGCAATCCTTTGCAGCTTTCTCTTCTTCCGCATCCTGGTATCGCTCTATTACTGTTTCCTGGGCTGCTTTCAGTATTCTTTGTCCTCGTTCGCTCCTGCAACCATGCCATTCATTCTCGAACATGACAGATATTGCACGCTTCTTACGGACATTTCCTATTCTAGCCCACCCATAATACACTTTCAGTTCACTCATATCACGCAACCTTTCTTTTTCTTATAATCTCCTTACAGATAGCCTCACAAAGCACACGAGCCATGTTCACCTCCACGGCGTTGCCGATGAACTTCTTCTGGTCTGACTGGGGGCCAATCAGTACATAGTCTTCAGGAAATCCCATTATTTTCTTGAGTTCTGCTATCCGAAGCATACGCATTTTTATGTCAATGATGCCATACAAAGCCATAAACTCCTTAATCTTGATTGTCATCGGACTGTCATCAGGTGTAACCTGTATGCCGATACCTCCTTCAACCTCTACCAGATAAGGCGGCATTTTGTCCATGCGGGCTATAAGTGTGAAACATGGGTTGTTTACAGAACCTCCGGCGCTGGCAAACTGAGGATTCATAAGGTAATGCCATTTGCGGTTGGCTGTAATGGTCTGAGAAGGTTGCTCAATGCTGCTTCCAATATTCGAGAAAGCTGTATTCATTATCCACGGCTTGCAGCTTACCATATTGAACTTAGGCACCGTGGTTACTGTACCAACTGGTTGATTAATGGATGTCGGTTTCCCGGTACCATACTGGTTATCTATGAAAACAGAATTTACCAATGCCAACCTGTCTTTAGTCGTAACCGTAGGGGCTGGAAGCTCGACCGAATGGTTGTGACCGTTTCCGTAGTAGGCAGACACGAAAGCGTGGTGGTCTTTACAAGTGATAGTTCCGGAAGGTCCTTCCACAGATATGTTCTTGCTATCTGGATGGCCGCTGAATTGCTTGGAAAGAAAGTTTACCTTAGCTAAAGCCAACCGTCCTTGTGTTGCCACAACCGGGCATGGTTCGTCAACGCTTGGTGCCTGGTATTTCCCCGTCCGACTCATAGAGTTATACTTTACAATAAAAGCCTCCTTACCTCCAGCTACAAACTTAATCAGTCCGGCATAGATGCGTTCAAGAGTTTTCTCGGCCAGCGGCTTCTTCCGGCAAAAGATACTTTCCCCTTCATCTGAAAAGTCCAGTACTTCCTTGACGGGCTTCCACTTTTCCAATCGTCCGAACATATCGTTTTTCCCATCCTTGCAGTGTGTCGGTTCTGGGAATACGATAGGCAGGCCGCGTTTGGCGAAGATACCAAAGAACCGCTTACGGGTAGTATAGGCACCATAATCAGCAGCGTTCAGAATACGCCAATCAAAGTCATAGCCGTATCGCTTCACATTCCGTTTCCATTTCTCGTAGCACCGTCCTTTGTCCTTACTGATAGGGTGTCCTTTTTCATCCATATCGCCCCATGACATGAACTCCTCAACGTTCTCTATCTGTATGTAGTCTGGATCAATTGATTCTATATAACGGAAAAGGTGTTCAGCAAGAGTACGACTATCAGCGTTCCGTGGCTGTCCTCCTTTTGCCTTGCTGAAATTGGTACATTCCAGCGAAGCCCATAGAACTACATACGCATCCGGATAAATCTTCTTCATTCGTTCTACATGGGCCACCAAAGGAGACAGTTCCAAAGTTCTGATGTCCTCCGTGAAGTGGAGCGCATCCGGGTGATTGGCAGCATGACTGGCGATGGCGTTTGCGTCATGGTTCACACAAGCGACAACTTTCGCGCATTGTTCATCTGCGTAGCGTGCGTTTTCTACTCCGGTACTGGTTCCCCCGGCACCGCAGAAAAGGTCTATATAAAATAACTTTATCATATCAGTTCCATCTTTGAGGTCGGTTGTTGATTCTCTCCAGGTATGCAGCTATCTTCTTTTCCGCATCCTCGCCGTTGCGGACGAAAATTCGCGTCCGTGTCTTGTCGCCTGGGATAGCTACATACTTTCCATGTTTCTCCAGTTCCCGATGCTGGGCAATTTTCAATTCAGTTCCAGAAGGGTTCTTCTCCAAATCCACTTTACGTGGAAGCATCGGGTCATTTTCCGTTATCATTTTGAAAGATATTTGTTGATTATGTTACTCACTACAAGTCCGGCTTCATCACACATCCCGGCAAAGTTGTCAGACAATGAAGCGTTTTTCTCTTCATCCGGTATTCGTACTATGCTTCTCAGTTCTTTCAGTACGCGCTTTACCTGAAAAACTACCTGAGCATCTATTCCGTTTGATTCAAGTTCAGACTGGAACTCCAGTGCCGCACCTTCAAGCAAATCGGAGTAGATGAACAGCTTGTGCATCTTGCGAAGCATTTCTACCTTGAACTCCGGGGTATAGTCCTGAAGAAGTTCTCCCAAGGAATGCGGTTCCAGTTCTCTTTCAAGGGAGTCAATCTTGTTCTTGATTTTCTGTGCTTTGGCAAAGTTCATGGATGAAATCAAAGCGATATACTTCTTTCTCAGTTCATTGAGCTTTCTTTCTGATTCTTGTCTTGTCATTTCTCTACTTTTCTGATGATTAAATACTTTGGCTCACCCTTGCGGAGATTGCTTAATGTCTCTTCGTCAACCTCTGCTTCTGTGAGTCCGTTCACGTTCATGTATTGTGGAAGACGGTATTTCTCGCGTAACCTCCTGATCAGGTTCCAGTCACGAGTTACCCAGTTGATTGTGATTTTCATATCATTTTCTCAGGCTTTCACCGCTGAAGAGGACGGTTTTCGTTATCGCCCTCAGCCGGTCAATGGTTCTTTCCCCATATTTCTCTCTCAGCTCGTCTATCGTGAGATTGGTGGTCAGGATAAGAAGCTTTCCTTTCTTCTCGGCTTCGTCTGCCAGCTCAGCGAATGCAAGCCTTTTTTCGCCGTATTTGACGCTAAGATTCTCTGTTCCTATATCGTCAACGTAGATGATGTGTTTTTGCTTCACAGCGTCTAAATCTGCATTCATCTGCTGTGCATCGTAGCAGCTTACCACCTTGCGGCAGTAATGGTTAAGAACCAAAGGGAGAATCTTTCCGCAAATAAGGGTCTTTCCGCGTCCGCAGTTGCCGAAACACAGAAGTCCGCGACCTTCATTGCCGGCCAGCCAGCCTGCCACTTCTTCGTACTCAGGAAGCCATCTGGCATTTTCTCCAGTGAAGTACCTGATACCGGCCCAGAGAACTCTTTTGGCATCCGGAACGGTTACCTGTACGATGTTAGGAATAGGGGAGAAGCCCGTATCTTTGAGCCGTTCGATTGTCTGTTGAAAATTTATCTGTTCCATGTTTACCAGCCTTTCTTGTATTTTTCCGGTGAATTATCCTTCAGAACTATGCCTACATCTGTTTTTGAAAGAGCTTTTTTCTTGGCCTGAGAAACTATCTCATTAAATTTTGAGTTGATGTTTGTCACGCTAAAATTCTCGAATATCCAACCTTCTTTTATGGATAAAAGCAAATATTGAAGTGCATACAGGATTGATTCATCGGCGACATCCATCTGCTTCTGTTCCCGTTGGAACTTCAGTTTTTGAAGCAGCTGGGACATTGCTCCTGCATCCTTGGCCGTCCAGTAATAATCACTTCCGAACAACTGTCTGTAATAGGTTTCAAAAAGGGAACGGGCTTTATAGTTAATACCCTCCCCCTTGGGGGGTGTGGGGGGAATATTATCATTAACAGTTTCTTTATCTTTCTTTTTCTTATTGCCCTTACCTTGCCCCAAATCTTCAATTTTTTCGGCCATTTTTTGCGACATTGCCCTTAGCTCTGCCCTTAGTTCGCCCATAGACACCTTTAAATCGCTGATTTCTTTATTGTTGTCTATGCCCTTATCTTTGTCCTTTGGATTGTCCTTGATAGGATTGTAGTCATCGTAATTGCATAAGGTTATGACAGTCATGCCCTGTTGGTTACAGGTTGTAATCATCCCCTTCTTCTTCAGTTTGGACAGGAAATATCTGACCTTCTTCTCAGACCATTTCCAACGCTTCATCAGAAACGATATGGATGCTGGATATTGACCTCTTGAATAAGAGATTTCCCGACCTCCGATGAGTTCGCTGTACGCCTCGCCGGTTGCATCAAATCGTGCTGACTGAATCAAGTCAAGCCACGCTTCGCATTCCGAAAACTCACGGGCTACTTTCCACATTTCATTCGAGAAAAACCTGCGGCTTAGCCTCAAAAATCCTTCTTCCATAGTTTCAGAATCTTACGTTAGTCAACTGTCTGCTATTGGAGTACACGGCCCATTTGCCGTTTCCGCTATCCACCAGGCGTAAATCCTTGACTTCGCCAAATCGTTTCAAATTCCCGCAAAGGTCAACGATCCAGCCAGCCTCCTTGTTAGGATGCGGACGGATAGCACGACCGACTATTTGGTACCATAGATCTAAAGACATCGTCGGACGGGCCATGACAATCGTATCCAGTTCAGGATAGTCAAATCCGGTAGTAAGTACACCTACATTGGCAACGACCGGTATCTCTCCAGCCTTGAACGCTTCAAGGATATGTTCACGTTCTTTCTTCGGTGTTTCTCCTGAAACGATGGCAGTTCCGGGAATGGACCAGGTAAGGCGTTCTGCTTCCTTCAGAAAACGAGTGAAAACCAATATACCTTTTCGTTTTACACCGCTCTTGGGATTCATAAGCCTTTGGACGATACTTACCAGAAACCCGTAGAAGTCGATACGCTCATACTCTTTTACTACAGACTTGTCCGTGTAGTCGGCTCCGGTAGTGTTCACCTTCAGGTTAAGTTCGTTCCATCCCAAAGGATTCATCGGATAATAGTTCAGCTTCGAAAGATACCCCATATCCAATAGAGTAGAGATTTGAACCTGATAGATTACCTCAGAGAACACGCACGGGCGTGTGCGTGTGATGAACTTCAACATGCTGCCGAAATCCCTGCTTGATGAAAGACGGTAGGGCGTAGCCGTCAATCCAAGAACTTTACATTTCAGCATCGAAAGAAATCTCTTGTACATTCCGTCTTTCGGGTTAACCAGATGGCACTCGTCGATGATGATATTCTGAAAATGCTGGAAGAGTTCCGGATGGTTGACTACGCTTCCGATAGTGGCGAAAGTTATTCTTGAAATCTCCTTTCGCCCGAATGAGGCAGAGTAGATGGAACAGTCCAGAACACCATACGAACAGAGCTTCAGATAGTTCTGTTCGAGTATTTCTTTACTTGGCTGAAATACCAGCGTGTGCCCTTCAAGACGGCTGGCGATGTCGGTAATCACAAGACTCTTGCCGGCTCCGGTAGGCAGCACCATGATGGCATTGTTCTTCTTGGCCCTGTTAGCAAAGAAGCTGACTGCTGCATTACTGGCCTTCTGCTGGTAATCCCGTAAAACATAACTCATAATCCTTTCTCCTTACTCAGTTTGTCTCCCAAAGCCTTGTAATACTTGGTGAGTTCGATTAATTCAAAATCAGTCCATTTCTTCGCCTGGCTTGCTCTCCATGCCAGCTTGTCGAATCGTAGCTGGCCGATTTTAGCTTTCAGGTTCTTTTCATATTGTATCAGATGGTCGGCACTGAATCGGTTGCACGCCCGGCATTCTGCGTGGGCGTTGTCCTCGTCAAAGCGTGTGGCCATGTGGCGGCGCGAATGGAAGTGTCCGCAATCGGCCTGTTCGTATGGCTTTATCTGGCCGCATGATATACAGCGGAAATACCCGTTCGGCATACAATCACGAAGCCGGATATAGCGGCTGAAAACTTTGTCGAGTTTGGCCACTAAATCCGGCTTCTTCTTAATCTTGATACCTGCCTTGTCAAATAACGGTAAAGGCTTTTCTTTCTTCTTTGTTTTTCTTTTTATGTAATATGGCATTATTAAATTATAAATTTAAGAAGGGGCATATCCTTCCCAAAAAGAAGTGTAATGTGTCTAATTTTAACTTAATCATAAAAGATTGGATATGCCCCAGTTATTTATTATCTTTGTCTTTGTCTAATTTTAATTTTTTCAATTATGGGTAGATTTACAAACGAGCAATTATTAAAATTGCAACAGAATTTGAAAGTTGGCAGATGTCCTAATTGTGGATATGAAGGTAATAAGGATGTATGTCCAGAAGAAATGCACCTTGTCTCTTTAGACATTGATTCAAGACATACAGTAGGGCTCGAATCTTTAGGTTCATATCCAGTAGTGATGGCAGTATGCCCTAATTGTGGTTTTATTTCACTTTTTAGTAAGAAATTTTTGTGTAGATAATCTACAATTTAAAACCCATCCGTCTCCCTTTACATTTATTCTTAAAGGAGACGGATATTTTCCTTTATTATTAATTCCTTTTCTCATATTATTCATAATTTTAGTTTGTGGTACCGGCAGGATTCGAACCTGCATGAGTTGTCAGTTCTTTGCATCTATGGATTGACCGTCCAATCATTGAGCATAGCGTCTACCAATTCCGCCACGATACCAATGCCCGGCTTTCCGGGCGTTTATTCATGCTATTTCGTTATTTTTAAAAACTCAGGGGCAATTCCATAAAGTGGTGTACGGCCATCCCATTTATCTATGAATTGCTTATAGAGTATTTCTTTAGTCAACCCACGTGATTGAATGATAGCCTGTTCTGTTTTTAATTGCTCCAATTCGTTGCGTTTCTTCTGCTCTGCAATCTGCTGGTCTAATACAGATATATTGGTATTCACCTCATTACGACTATCAATCTTCTCACGCACAGCCTTTGAAAATTCAAGCTGTGCAGAAAAAGTCAGCAATTGAAGCCCTCTTTTCTCAAATTCTTTATCCACAATCTGCTCCAACCGCTTTTCAAAAAGAAGAGAACCACCGTCAGCCATTAAACTGTCTGTCTTGTGCTTACGGCTTTCTTCTTTGATTAAATCATAAATACGAGGTTCAAGTATATTATCTTCAAGGCTTTGCATAAACCCGTCTTTTCCTGATTCTGTATCAGCTTTATCTATATGTTTGTTATCGAATACAACATCTATAGCTCTATTCTTGATAACTTTATAAGAATAAGTAGGACGTGCGTTAAATTCAGTGTTATCAGCAGCCTTCAATGTGACAGGTTCAGCAAATTCCCCTCTTTGGTCAAACAATGGAACTTGAAACAATTCAGTGCCCCATTCCCAAGTGGAAACTTTACCGGACACTACCTTAAAATCCTCTTTTCCTTGCTTCCCATAGTTCTCCATTAGAACACCGGCATAATTAGGGGCTACTCTTTCGCATGAAGCAAATACCACTAAGGTCATACAGACCAACATTAGATTAATCAATCTTTTCATTCTTCAAATTTTTAATTAGTTTATAAACGAAATAAATCACTGTGGCTGATATTATTACCACGCCCAGCCAAGCGTTGAGGTGATTGAATATTCTGTTTCCGATAGATACTCCGACTACCAGAAACAGAATTAAATAAATTTGCTTTCTCATTGTTACACCTCAATGATTACGATGTCAGGTGCAACACCTTTGATTGCTTCAACCTGTTTGTCAATCACCTTATTCTTGTATTCTTCAATGGCCTCATTCGCACCGGCAGAAACCAAAGAAAGGGAAACTTCCCGTCCGTCCACATCGGCGTAGATTTCAACTTCGATTTCTTCACAGGCAAAACCTTTGAAAAGAGGGATATTCAGTTTGAACGATTTTGGCAGATTGGAATCAACCACTTGAGAATAGTTATCCGTCTTGTTTCCGTTTTCCTCTTTACTACGTTCTATATCCTGGTTTACTTTCGCCTTGAAATTCTTCAAAGTAGAAACCAGCATCATGTTCTGTGATTTGTCTTTGAAGAAAGCACGGTGCATCTTGAAGAACTGGGATAACTTAATAGGTTCCCATTTCCTTTCCGCATTGATACCGAACTCCTGCATTTCCTTTGAAGCCTGTAAAACTCCACTAATTACTGTCTGGTAATAATTGGTTTCATCAATAGTCAAAGCCAGACACATCTTATCACGGTTCACAATGATATTGGCCGATTTCTGATTAATCAGTTCGACACGCTTTTCCAGCCATCTGAAGGGTGCTTCTATCGTTCCATTGATAACTACTCTCTCCGGTTCTTTCGGGTCAAGGGCTACGGATGCTTTACCTTCTCTCAATACTACTTCGATGGGGGTACCATTGTACTCTTTCGGTACTACCAAATTGATTTTGTTTTCACTCATGATTCTGTTCCAGTTTTACGGTTAATACTAAATACTGTCTTCTGCATTTCTTGTGGCATGATTGGGCGGCTATAAACCAGTTCACCTAACTTGTTGTAGAATCCTACCATCTTTTCTTTATGGTATAGGAATTTTGCACATTCTTCATTCTCGACGAACTCCGAACCTCTTTTGATGTGGTCCAAAAGTTCCTGTTTTTCTTCATTCAAAGGCTTTAGGCGTTCTTTGAAACTCTCCATAGCCTCTTTCTTCTCCATCTCGACATCGTTGATGGTGATAGATACCTCAGCCAATGTTTCTTTCTTCTGAGCCAGTTCTTCGGGGGTGAATCTGTGGGTGTAGCCGATTTTCTCCACTGCATCGGCGTTGTCCTGAAGGAACTGCCATCGTTCCTGCTCAGGAATGTCTTGTCCTAAAAATTTGTCCATAATTATCTATAACTTTTTACACCGAACCTATTATAAATCTTTTTAGCGGTACCCATACCATTATAAACAGGGATGAAACTTCTTTGTAAGGCCTTCTCTCTTTGATGAATGCCGCTTGAATTAGGATTAATTGACTTCTCTGGATTAAAGAATCTTGCTACATCTTGGGGAAATTTTCTTTTTTTCATAATCTCAAAATTTTAGATAAACTCTTTATTACGTTCGATTTCTTGTTGTGCAAAAATTAGCATCTGCTGTTCGTTGGCAGCATATCTTACGGTTTATAATCTCGTTTATATATCCATCTATATCCTCCAGCTGTTGAATGCTTTTTTACAGCACGCCATATGCCACCATGATGAATACCAGTCTGCCTTTCTGCTTCATTTGTTGAGGGATATTCATTAACAAAATTGCCGTCTAAATCCAACTGTACGACAGGTATAGAGCATTTACCATTTTTATTGGCATTACCTATTTTTTGAGAATGCTCTTTTGATAGATGTTTTCCATAAAAATGATGTTTTGCTCCTATTTTGCATTCACTCAATCTCTTTTTAGTAATCGGGTTATTTTGATTTTCCTTTATTGTTACCCATCTTAGATTTTCAACTCTATTATCCGTTCTATTTCCATTTATATGGTCTATACACGTCTTTCTTAATACATTTTCAATAAAGGCGGCTGCAACAAGCTTGTGAATAGGAATTGTTTTCCCTTTACTGTTCTTTTTTAAACAAACTGTTAAATAGCCATACTTATTAGGTCTTGGTTTGATACTAACTCCTTTTCTGAAAATAACTTGTTTATTTTTTAGATAAGGAGCATCATACCATCTGTCTTTTGACCTGACATTGCCTTTATTGGATACTTGGTAATATTCTTCATACCCTATAATATCCTTCCAAACTTCTTCCATAAGAATAGTTTTATAAAAATTCTTTATTATTTTCTATTGCCTGTTGGATATGGATTAAAAAATCACGTTCAGAACTACTTGGTAAGTAAATACCGGCCACAGATGCGCTCCAGTTACGAAAGCGGTCAATGCTCAAAGTCATTTCACCTGTTGTCAGTTCTGCAGAACTTCGCAGATAGGTTACTTCCTTGCCTTTCTTGTTGACCGTCTTTCTCTCAAACAAATCACGGTTGCAAGTCCTTTTGTAGAAGTCTATCTTTGCTTCATCAAGGCTGCAACCGTACTCACTGCCGAAATACCCTAAAAGCAGATGCAAATAGCTGTTCTGGGATAGCGTGCGGTTAGGGAGCTTCTTTCTCACTTCCACAACTGCATGCTCCTGGAACAGCTTGTTTACATAAGCCTTGAACTTGGGTATATCGTATTCATTCTTCAGATTGAATATGCTCATAGGCTAGAACGGTAAGTCATCTTTGGGATTTCCATTCGCATCTACATCAGGTGGAAACGCCTGTGCCATGGTTGGCGTTTGTGTCGGTGCCGGTTGCTGTGCTGGCACGGATGCTGGCTGGTGCATTGGCTGACGGCCTTCCAGTTTATAGCAGCGGATGGACACCATGCGTTTTAGTTGTCCGTCCTGATTTGTCCATTCCCGACCTTGCAGGGAAAAGGAAACCGTTATTACATCACCGGTTCTGAACTGGTCAAGTTCGGCACATTTGTCACCACTTACTTCAAGTGGCAGGACGTTCTCGTACTGGCTTCGTTCACCTGTATAGGGGTCATAGGTTGTGGCATCAAGAATAAATTCACGTTTCACAAACGGGTTGCCACCGCTTTTGGATGGGATTTCTTGGGGCTGGCCAATATAGACCAGCCGTCCGGTTATTTGATTAGGCATAATATATAGATAGAAGATTTGACGAATTAACTCTAATATCCATCAGAATTTTTCGCCGTTCATTTGTTATCAATGCGTAGGCACAATCTCTAGTAAGATAGGTCAGAAGTCCATTTTGTTCACCTCTAAGCTCATAAATCCTTCCATTGTATTCAATTTCATCCATTTATCTAGTCTTCTGCAAAAATTTTCTTATCGGTTATCAAATCTCTGTTGTCATTCAAGAACCGGATAAAGTCCTCACAATGATTTATAAGGATAGGTATATCCCGTGCCGGTACGAAAGTGTAGCTTTCAGTATAGGTTGATTTGAAGTCCGTAACATTATACTCAAATGACCTTACATCACTTCCGTTCTGCATCAGACAGTATGGATAAACCATGTGCTGCCAGTGGTCTTTGAACTTACCTACATAGTAACTTCCGGTAGTCTTGATGTCATGTACTGACATCGGCATCAGTTCATCTATATAACCATATAGAAGAACTCCTCCGAAGCATGTTGGCAAAACTGCTTCAACCCGTTGCTGGGTCAAGGCCCCTTTGTAATAGTCTGCAAACTCACGGCAGATTGAGATAGGGAAATCGAACTGACGGCATTTATAGGTGGCTCTCAGCCCGACCAATGTCTGTCTGCCATCCTGCATGTCTGACAATAGTCTTTCCACCTGTACCTTGTCTGATTTCCTGTTTTCAACCATACAGTCGACTACCTCATTGAAAGCCGTTCCCTTGTCGGCTGCTTCACTATCAAACGGGACACGGTTTATAGTGTCAATCAGGCTCTGAAACTGCTGCTGTCTGAACTCTTCGGGGGTATGTGGGGGATTCTCACTGAATCCCCAATACCTTTCCCAGATGGCATCACTTTTCAGATAGCTTGTAAAGGCATCCAAAAGTGTAGCATAGAACTTGAATTTAGGCTGCTTTGTCTGCATAAGTCTTTGTCTCTTTATCGAATACCAGCCCGAGAGCTTTTACTTTTGCTGAAAACAGATTTCTGGCCATATTCAAGGAACTGCCTACATGCTCAAACTCATTAATTCTTGACGCAAACTCATTTGCAGAACTGGCATCAGTAATAAGTTCGATGTTCTCTTTGATTTCAGCTATGACCTTATCATACCTTGCAGCTTCTTCTTTCTTTACCTGCAACATGCTCAGGTAGGGCATAATTACCTTTGCAGTGATAAAGTCGTTCTTGGCAGTGGGATTTCCATTCTTGTCAAGAATTGTAGGCACCTGCATCAGTCCCGGCAAATTGCAGGTGTTTTTCCCGTCATTTCTTGATGTGGGGTCAAATGTGATTGTACGCTTCTGCACACCGTTCTCATTGCGCATTTCCAGATACCCCAGCAAATCAAGTTCCGTAACAATAGAGTTGTACGATTTTTCTCTTAAAGCAGGTATGAACACGGTGTCGTCACCTTCTTTCCGAGTGTCACGGTGGGCCACAAACACTACGTTCTTGTTAAGTGATGAAAGGGTTCGTGTCATCCATGAGAACTCAGCGTTGATACCTCCCCAGTCCTTGATTTGCGGCTGTCGTGTACCGCATTTGTAAGAAATGATGAAATCCATCATCTTTCCGATGGTGTCCACAACTATTGTCTGATAGGCCGAAAGGTCTTCCTGCAATACCTGTTGTACATCCTGCCATGAACTTACCTGTACGATGTCTATACCGTCCAGATGTGCCATATTCACACGTTTCACACCATTGTCAAAGTCGAGCAGCAGCGGTTTCGGTGCGCTCAATGCTACTGTTGTCTTACCCATACCTGCCTGACCGTAAATCATCATCTTAACGGTGGAAGGAATTACTAATTCATTGGATTTCTTAATCAAACTCATAACGCAATAGTTTTAAAGTAATATATTAATACATCAATTTTGCATGTTTTATCACGTCCCAGGCATTACAAGCCCATCTGCTGTGTGGCACGCCTTCTTTGGTCTTGTATCTTATTCTTCCGGATTCGCACAACTCTTTCAGCCTTTTGAGACCGCCTACTATCGAAGCTGCTTCGTATTTCCCGAAAGACTTGTTGTTTAAGACGATTTTCAATACATCTTCGTTTATCATAAGCATTTTATTTTAAGCAGATAATTGCCGAAAAACCCGGATACTCTGTTGCTGATACCCGGTATTTCACGTCCATTTTGTTTTTAAGTGTCCCGATCAAGCGGAGGTCACGATTGCGGCGTGATGCTTCCAGTTTGATTCCGGTATGCCGTTTCTTGTCATAGGGAACCTTGTAGATGTCCCCTTTCTTCATTTCATCAAAAAGACGTACTGTCTGGTAGTTTTCGTCTACTGTAATTTCTCTAACCATAGTTTAAGTATTTGATTGTTTGCTGGCAGAACGGGACTTGAACCCGTGACTTCCATGCTAACCCTTACATGGTGTTCTACCGCCTGAACTATCTGCCAATAAAAATGCCGGACTTTCATAGCCCGGCATCTACCCATTTTCTATAACCCATAAAAACTAATCGACTAAGACAACCAGCGATTTGACCATGTTCTTGAAGTTGTCAAACTTCGATTCAATCTTTTTCTTTTCTTCCATATAATACAGCATTGATTTTTTGTATTCCTCTGATTCGCGTTGCAGATTCTGTGTGTATGCCACGAGTTCATCATGCGTCATACCCTGTAATTCCTCATTTGTTTTCATGTCTATTCTTTTTAATGTTCTTGATTTCGGTTTCTATCTCCTTGTCGAACAGCTCCCGTCTGTCCAGTTCCCTTGAGCGTGCCGCCAGAATGGCACTGATGTCCGCAAATTCATCGCAGATGCTCTTTATTACCTTTTGAAGCTCTTCCATCCTTATCCATTTTATAAGCGGCCCAGAAGCCAGTTATTACAAACCCTGAAAATCCAATCCAATAGACCGGATTCAAATCCTGATTGAAGTGCATTACCAGAACGGACAATGCACAGAGAAAAAGTTGTATTTTCATAACCGTGTGTATTAAATATCGTTCCCGTGGGCGTTCCGGTGGTTGCCTTACTGCTTATCAAAGGTCTGGTAAGCCACGGGTATATATAGTTCATGCTGGTGTCTAATCAGTGAAGATTGTCTTTGTAGCCGGCCTACGGCCACCTGCAATCGTATAAGTGTCTTTTTGTTATCTGTGTGATTCGTATGCTGCGTTTGCTTAGTGCAGCCCTTTACTCATACTCTTTTCACACAGCCGTTATCGCTACTCAGTCGTCCGTTTCACGTCAGGCTTAACGGTAAGCCTAAATTTCCATCATGTCAAAGAACCAATCAAGTAGAACCCTGCCCGATTCTCGCTATCGGTTGCCGTTCAGTCCGTCAGCAGGGTAGGTGAGTTACCAGTGCGTCACTGCCATGCCTTGTGATAACTGAAGGTTAATGTAGTCCATGCCATCATCTTCAGGCAGGTTGTATTCTTCAAGAAGGGCTTCGTATTTGTCCACCTCTTCAGTAAGTGCTTTGATGTATTCTTGCTTGCTGTCAGCATTGAAAGCCCTGCGTAAAGTTTCTTCATCTGCGTTGTAGGCGAAATTCAGGTCTTTGTTCAGCCCGTCAAGTTCTTCTTCGATTTCGTGGCGTGTCATAGTCATGCGATGTTTAAAAGGTTGTCAAATTTTATATTTCCATTGATAGCCACCAGCCGTTGTCGTTTTTCCGATACAGCAGCAATAGATGTTTGAAACACTTACACCTGTTCTTCGTGAGGCTTCATTCAAGCTCTTATATTCTGCTATAACTTCACCATCTATAATCTGCAAACATGCTTTTTGATTGTACATTGGTTTGCCATTTCTCAGCGTCTTGTGATAATGTTCTGTATTTTCGTGTGGTGTACACCATTCAAGATTTTCTAATCTATTATCCATTTTATCGCCATTGATATGATTGATATACTCTTTTCCTTTTACCTTTTGAAGAAATGCTTTTGCCACAATCCGGTGGACACTCTTTGTATAGCCAATTCCATTCTTATATATCGTTACCATGGCATAGCCATTTCCATTTTTTGATGGTGTAATTTCTTTGAATATTCTACCATCAGAAGAGACGAAATAATCTGTCTCTTCTTCATTGTTTGATTCGAGAACTATTCTTTTTATATCCATTATGCTATGTTCAATAAGTTGGCTTTTTTAAATGATCGCCAAGATTGTTTTTCGGTATCAAAGTATATTGCTACTGTGTCATTCTTCTTTCTGCTTTCACCTGATGTGGCTGGTATCAGATTTTCTTTCAGCGTGCCGTAGGCTTCACGAACAGAACCATCTACCTTTTTGAAGTAGAACTTTACGATTCTTTGCTTCATTGCAGCTTTCAGCTTCATGTTTGCCCAGGCGCATTTCATTGCTTCACTCATAGAGAAACCGTTTCTCTTTACCAACTGCCATGCAAGGCTCATAATCTCGTGTAATAAATTCTTTTTCATAATCGTGTGAGGGTTAGTTGTTTTTTACTATATTTGTTTCGTACCTAAGTTTCGATATGCAAATATAGATATAATATCTAATATTGCAATCTGTAAATCTAATTATATTTAGATATTAACTCTAATTAACGCGAAATATGGATTTAAAGGGCAGATTAATTGAATTTATTGAATATAAAGGTCTATCTGTGCAGTCTTTTGAGCTTCAGTGTAGTCTCAGCAATGGTGCTGTTTCAAAAATGGGTAATAATACAAGAAGAAGTACAATAGATAAAATATCTAAATCGTATCCAGAACTAAACACAAATTGGCTGCTCACAGGTGAAGGCAGTATGTTATTAAATGGTCTTGATTCAGTTCCTAAAAAGAGTTTTACTGAAGGTGTACCTTATTATAATGTGGATTTTATAGGAGGGTTTGATATTGTCTTAAATGACCAGACTGCAAAACCTGAATACTTGATAGATTTCAAGAAATACAATGAAGCTACTTGCTGGTGTAATGTTACAGGCCATTCAATGGAACCTGAGATAACTCATGGAGATATTATTGCGTTAAAGAAAATAGAAGATAAGTCTTTTCTTCCATTAGGTGAAGTGTATGCAATAGTGACAACCAACGGAATGCGAACAATCAAGAGATTAGGCCCTTCAACCGATCCGAAATGCTATACGCTGGTTCCTACAAATAAATCTCCGGAATATGGTATTCAGGAACTTCCTAAGAATATGATAGAACATATATATCAAGTTCTTGGCTGTATGAAAAGATTATAAATAATTTAT